TGGCCGTGGTCGTTGTCGGCCCGCCAACCGGGCCCCGCACGGTGCGTTGGGTGCTGTCGGGCAAGCCCCTGGACAGCCGATTTCTGTCGGAGTTTCTGGCCCGCGTGCTGCGTGCCCCGGCCGACAAGCCGTGGGTCGAGGTTGAGCCCATCAACTTCGACACCGAGGCGGCCATCAACGCCGCCCTGGCGAAGTCGTCGCGCGGGAAGGTCGGGCCGTAGCGTTTGCCATGAGCATGTTGATGTCTGGCATCGGCATGGGGCTTGGCGCGCTGGGCTCGTTCATGGGCGCACAGTCCCAGAACAAGGCCGCCAAGGCTCAGTTAAACGCGCAGTACGCCGAGAGCGACGCGGCCCGTCGCCGCTTGGGCGTGAGCATGTTCGGCCTCAACGACTACGGCAACTACCTGGGCGCCACCAACGACAACTACGGCCTGGCCCTCCAGGGCTTGCCGCAGGTTGCGTGGAACGGGGCGGCCCAGAAGGCGGCCGCCAGCGCGTGGGAGGCGAAGCACCCGCCGCTCATCCAGGCCATCACCGATGCCGGGCAGCGGTACGTCAGCGACCTTGAGGGCAACCAGCGCCAGGAGCAGGGCTGGACCGATCAACTCGACCGGCTGGCCACCCAGAACGAGCAGGCGGGGCAGGATCTGACCGCCGACGAGATTGCCCGAATCAAGCGCGATTCGGCCCGATCGCTGGCCAACACCAACCGCGTCACCGGCACCCGGTTGGGTCTGCTGGGCATGTCCACGTTCCAGCCCAACCAGATCGCCGCCAATCAGCGGCTGTCGAATGAGCAGGAGAACGACGCCATCCTCCGCGCGAAGCAGGAGGCGCTGGGTCGGTTTCAAGCGGCTCGCCAGGCCCGCATCGGGCTCATGGCCAGCCGTCAGGCCCTTGAAGGAGAGTTGGGCCGGACCATCGCCGGGGCCCGCCAGGCCGCGGCGGTGGCCCCGGGCCAGGCGACGCTCGCGGGCCTGGGCATGCCCGCGTTCGGCATCCAGCAGATCGGCCAGGGCGCCGGGCAGTCCGCGTTGGGCTCGGCGCTGGGGTCGATCGCCGGCGGGCTCACGTCGCTGGGCGTGGCCGGGCTGTACGCCGGCGGCAACAACCGCGGCGGCGGGGGTGGTGGCGGCGGGGGCGGCCCGTCGCCGGGCGGGATGTTGGGCGGGCAGGGGTCGGTGTTTGGTGCGGGCTTCTACTCGCCCGGCCTCAAGATCCAGTGACCGGCCTTCTGGCCGCGCGGGCTTGCCGATCCGTAGTGTTTGCCCATGAGCGGCCTGGCCAACATGATCGACCTGACCGGCGCGGTGGGGCAGGGGGCGAATATCGGCCTGCAACAGCGCGCCATGGATCACCGCGAAGCGCAGGACGCGGCCGACCGCGAGGAGCGCGCGCTTCAGCGCGAAATTGCTCAGCATCAGTTTGAGGTGCAGACGGGCCAGCACCAGCAGTCGCTCGACCTGGCCCGCGATCAGTTCGGTCTGCAACAGGCGCAGGCCGATCGGCAGAACGCCCAGCTCGACGCGACCGGCGTGCTGGCCGACACGCTCATCAAGCAGAGCCAGGGCCAGCGCACCGACTGGCGCGACGACAACCGCGGCATGTTCTACCAGCCGCAGGTGGGCGGCTTCCCCAACCAGGCCGGCACGGGCACCATCCCGCCGTTGCTGAGGGCCTATCCGGCCGCCCAGGCCCAGCAGCAGCCGATGAGTGGCTTTGGCATGCCCGGCGGCCAGCCGATGAACGCGCCCAACCCGTTGGCCGGTGTTCCCGCCGGCCTGGCCGGCAAGCTCCCGCCCCACATGCAAAGCGCGCTGGTCCAGAGCGCCATGCAAACGATCATGGCCCAGCAGGAGGAAGAACGCGCCCGGGCGGGCATCGAGCGCGATCACCAGAAATGGGTCATGCGGCTCAAAGGCATGCCCGGCGTCCTGGGCGAATGGGCGGACGACCCGGACAATCCCGTCAAGATCGACGCGGTGATGAAGCAGCTTGGGCCGCAGCAGGCTCAGCAGTTCGGCGCCACGCAGCAGGCCCGTCAGTCTGGCCTGATGATGGGCTACCAGAAGGCGGTGGAGCAGGCGCTGGGGCACATGATGACGCCCTACCAGAGCGCGATGGTCGGCATCAACCAGCAGCGTGCCGACACGCAGCGCGACGGTCTGGCGGTGCGGCTCAAACTGGGAACGGCCACCCTCGAGCAGCGCGACAGGCACGACAAGGCGATGGAGCGCTACCGCTCGGCGATGTCGGCGTTCCGCGAGCAGGGGCGTGATTCGCAGCGGGCCAAGGATCTGATCGAGTCCGCGAAGGGCATCGCCGAAGCGCACGGGTTCGTGATGTACGGCGATTGGGTCAACCCCGGCGCCGAATCGCCCGACTATCCGATGTACCTCGAGGACCGGGCGCGATTCCAGGCGGCCAACGAGGAACTGGCGCGGCTGAGCGGCGGGGCGATCGGCGATCGGCCCGGAACGGCGCAGCCCAAGGGGCAGCAGGCGCCGCCGACGGACAAGCCCAAGCCCGGCGCGACGGGCGATAACCTTCCCAGTCCCAAGACCGAGAACGAGTTTGCCGCTTTGCCCGTGGGGACGGTCTACATTGACCCCGAGGGCCGCAAGAGGATCAAGGGTCAAAGGTAAGCGACATGCCCGATCAGAACGCCCGCTTCTGGGAAAAGGATGCGCTTGTCGATGAGTCCAAGCCGTCGCCCGCCGGCAACGCTGGTCGTTTTTGGGAGCGCGACGCGCTGGTGCCCGATCCCGCTCCGGCGTTGACGGCCGATCCCAACTTCACCGACTACGCCGACATGCCCTCGCGCGGGCCGGGCGGCATGGCCAAGTACGGTCGCCCGTTCACGCCGCCCAAGATCCCCAAGCCCGCGCCCACGCCGCTGATCGACCCCAACGATCCGCGCTCCGCGAAACTAAGCGCCGCCGCCCAGGCGGTTACGCCCGAAGAACTGAAGATCGAGCGATTCAACGCGATGGCGCAGGTGCCCGAGCAGATGCGGGCCCAGGCTATCAACCACCCGTTCCACACCAACGACGACTACGCGCGGCTGGTCATTGCGCAGCGCAAAGCCAACCCCGCCGGCGTGATGGGGTCGCCGATCAACCAGCCCGGCGGTTCCGCGCCGACGCCCGCCCAGGCCAGCAACGTGTCCGCGCTGATGCCTCCGGCGCCCGGCGTGCTGGAGGACATCGGCACGGGCCTTGCCGCGTCGGTGCGGGGGACTGCTGCGATTGTTCCACGATTGACTGGTCTACAGGCTGTCGCCGGCCAAGCCATCGGCCAGGGTTTGCAGCTTGTTCCCGGTTTGCAGGACGTTGGTGCGGCGATCGAGCAGCAGCGGCGTGGTGACGCCAATCAGGCGTTTGCGGCGTCGCGCGAGGTTGCCGGTCCTCAGCCGCAGACGTTCGCGGGCAAAGCCACCAAGTTTGGCGCCGACATTGCGCAGATGATCTTTGGTGGTAGTGTTGGTCGGGCCGTTGGTGAGGCGGTGGCGCCAAGCATGGCCGGTGGTGCGGGCGCCGCGCCGCTGTTCAGGATCGGCGGAAACGGCCAGGTCATTGGCGAAGTGATGGGCCCTGCCGCTCAGTTGGGCGGCAAGGTTGGCCAGGAAATCGGCAGCGCGATCGGGTTTGTGTCGAGCGCCGTCGATTCGATGTATGAGCAGACCGGCAGCCCGCTCGCGGCCCTGGGCTCTGGCGTGCTGTCCTACGTCAGCATGCACGCCGGTCAGAAGGCGGCGGACCTGATCGGCCAGCGGGCGGCCCGCGGGGCGATGGAAAAACTGGGCAACCTGCTGGGCCTCGAGGGCAAGGCCGCCGGCGAGCTGATGGCCCCCGACCTGGCCGAAGCCCATCGGATCATCGCCGATCACCTGGGCCGCGCCGTTGTCGTGGGTAACTGGCCTTTGGCAAAGGCCGTGCTGTCCGACCTGGCCGGTGGCGCCGCGCAGGGCGTGACGCAGGAAGAACTGCAACGCTGGGGCGAGTCCCTGATCCGCGTCGCGGCAACCGATGACACGCTTGGCGCCGCGCTTGAGCGCGAACTGAGCGCCACGCCCGAATCGCTGGCGGTTGGCGCGCTGGGCGGCGCCGGCGGCCGCGTGATCGGCAACCTGATGACCGGCGTGTATCAGTTTGGCGGGACGCGCGGCAGCCCGCCGCCCAACCCGCCCAAGGCCGAGCCCGAACAGTCAGGCAAAGGCCCGGACGCTCCGATGCCGCCCGAGCCCAACGCGCCCGCCGATGCGCCGGTGCCGCCCGGTGGCCCCGACGTTGTTGCACGGACGCCCGAGCTGACCGATCAGTACGCGACGATGAAGCGTCCCGATCTGATTCGGGCGCTTCGTGAACGGACCAACACGGCCGGCGTCAAGATGCCCCCGGTCGCTGGCTCGAGCAACGACGAACTCAGGCAGCACTTGCGCAACCTGGACGGCGCCGCGTCGGCCCCGACCGGGCTCGCGCCGGAGATTCCCAATGGCCCGCAAGAAGGCGTCCAAGAAGTCCAGCCGCAAGCCCAAGCCGAGCAAGGCCAGCCCGCCGCCCCGGTCGATGAACTCGGTTCAGCCGTTCAGCCAGGGCAAGACCAGCGGCTGCTAGTCCAACCGCCGGCCGTTGAGGCTGGCGGAGCGCCGGGCCTCGACCTCGCCGGTGCGGGGGTCGGGCAGGCAGAAGGCATGCAGAGCAAACCGGCGGATCAGGCCGGCGCCGCGATGGGCGGCGCTGGCCCGACGCCGGAACAGACCGCCGCGGCGGGGAACAACGACAACGCCCCACAGACGACCGAGCCTGGTCCGCTGGTCAACGGCAACGGGCCAGCCAAGATTGACGGCGGTCTGGGCCAGCCGTCCGAGCCAGCACCCCAGCAGGTTGGTGAACCGCTGGCGGGTGGTGAACGCGGATTGGGGGAGCGGGCGGCCCAAGGGTCTTCTCTGGACCAGTCTACGCCGGCCGAACACCAGGCGATCAGGCAGCGCTTTGAGGCCGCCGGGCCCGGTCACGTCAAGATCAGCAACCAGATCGACGCGATGGTGGCCGACGGCACCCTCGACCATGATTCGGCCGCCCTGATCCGGGCGACGACCGAGGACATGGACGATGATTTTTTGCTTGGGCGGATCAACCTGCTGTCGGCGATGATCCCCGGCGGGCACACGGGGCAGGCCACAACGCTGGATGGCAAGCGGGCCCCCACTCGCAATACGGACATCGCGCTGGCCAAGGTGAAGCGCGGTCTTGCGCAGACCATCGCGTCGATGATGGCTCGAGGCCATGCCGTTGGCGTCGATCAGATGCCCGCGGCCGTGGCGTTGCAGGAAATCGGGCACATCATGGTGCGCGTGGTGCCCAACAAGGCCCAGACCGAGCAGTTGCGCAAGGCATACGCGGCCGGAATCGGCGGGTGGGAGAAGGAGTTTGAAGCCGACGGGTTCGACCCAGAGGCGGCCAAGTACGCGGCATCCAGCTTCGACGAATGGGCGGCGCACAAGTTCGTCATGCACGTTTTGGGGCATGCGTCCAAAGACCCGGCCGTGCGCGGTCTGATGGCGCGGCTGTTCCAGCAGTTCAAGCGGGCGTTGAAGCGGTTGGCTGAGTCCCTGGGCTTTGTGCCCGACAGCCTTCGGCCGATCTTCGAGGCCATGCGCATGGCCAAGGTGCAGCCGGAGGAATCGGCGGCCAAGAAGTCGCGGGCCACCAAGCCCAAGCCGGCCCAGAGCGCCCCCGAGCCCCCGGCCAAGGCCGTCGAGCGGCCGTCAACGCCGGCCGTCGCGTCCGAACCGACCAGCCCCGCCCGCGGAAAGCTCGCCACCAACGACGAGGTGGCCGCGGCGTTCTACCGACCAGGCACGGTGGTCGTCAGGTCGGGCAACGCCGATCTGGTTGAATCGTTCACGCCGGCCGAGGACGGCCAGCCCTGGTCGGTCACGGTTCGCGCCGTGGTTCGCCAGGGCAACGAGTGGGTTCCCCAGCCCGGCGCCCGATCGCGCGTTCACGCCACCGCGCCCACCCCGCGCGAGGCGCGCGAGGTGCTGGAGCCGCAGGGGTGGACGATTGATCGCACCGGGAAAGCCTACAAGCCCGCCGAGAACGCGCCGCCCAAGGCCGCGCCGGCCCCCGCGCCCCCGCCCCTGCCGACCGAGCGGCCCGCGGCCCTGGTGCAGCAACAGACGCAGCGGCCCGACCCCGAGCCCATGACGCGGGTGGAGAACGGGCGGACGGCCATGCTGGAGCTGCCCGACGGGCGTTCTCTGCCCGTTCAGTACCGCATGGTCGAGGCGTCCGAGCTGACCCCCAGCCACGACGCTCGGCGGTTCTTCCGCAAGAACCCCGCCGGCGACGCCAACGAGCGGCCGTATGAGGACCGTGAACAGGGCGGTCCAAGCCGGGACGCGGTGACTCGGATTGCCGAGAACCCCAAGCCCCACCTGATCCTGACCGACACGCCCACGGCCACCGACGGGCCCCCCATCGTCGACCACAAGGGCCGCGTGCTGGGCGGCAACGCCCGCACGATGGCCATGCAACTGGCCTACGACCAGATCCCCAGTTCGGCGGAGAAGTACCGCGCCGCCATGCTTGAGGCCGCCCCCAGGTTCGGCATCGACGTGGCCAAGGCGATGGAGTTCCGCCAGCCGGTGATCGTCCGGGCGTTGTCCGAATCCGACGCCGGCGGTCCCGGCGAAATGAGTCGGATTCTGAACCAGTCGCACACCGCCGGGCGCACCGCGGTGGCCGACGCTATCAGCCGCGGCAAGCTGATTGACTCCGACACCGCCAGTCTCATCACCGCCGCAATCGAAGACCGCACGCTCAGCGAGGCGTTGGCAAGCGATGCCACGTCGGCCAAGGTGGTGGCCGCCCTGGTCCAAAGCGGCGCGTGGAGCAAGGCGGACCTGGCCGCCTACATGGAGGGCGGATCGCTCAACCGTGAGGGCAAGCTGGTCATTGAGCGGTCGTTGCTGGGCTCGATCCTGCCCGACGTGGCGGCGTTGTCGGAGGCCACGCCGTCGACTCGGCAACTGCTGATCCGGGCGGCGGCGCCGATGATCCGACTGCGCAAGGCCATGAGCAAGGCCGACAGCGATGTGAGCTTTGACGCCACGCTGACGGGTGCGATGGAGGTCATGGCCAAGCGGCGCGCGATGGGCGCCAAGACGGTCGACGAGTTGATGGCCGAAACGCTGGCTCCCGAGGGGGCTTTGGCCGACCCCCGCGCCGTGGCCTTGGCGAAGGCCCTGGACGGGGCCAAGCCGACCGAGTTTGCCGAAACCATGAACCGCGTGGCGGACGCGGTTGTGGAAGCCCAGGCCGGGCAGGTCAGTATGAAGCTCGGCCGCCCGCCCAGCGCGGGCGAGGCGTTTGACGACGCCATGCGCGGCGACGTGGGCGGCCTGTTCAGCCGGCCCGATCAGCCCGTCGACATGGCCACCAAGGGCTCGCCCGACCGCAAAGCGTGGGCGGACGAGGTGCGCGACAACCGGCGTCGTCTTCAGGAACGGCGCGACTTTGTGCGTTCGCGGCTGGGCCCCGATGGCGGGCAGATCCCGCACCCCGACGGCCGCGTGTCGGTCATTCACCGCAACCCAGACAACGCCACGCGCGAGAAGTACCCCTGGCGCGTCACGTCGTTTGCGCGTGACATGCGGCCGTGGGGGCACACGCTGCACACGTCCCTTGATGGCGGCCAGGACTCTGCGGTCGATGAGCTGGCGCGGTTCTACAGCGTTGGCGGCGATGCCAAACTGACGGGCCGGTCGTTGTTCGGCGACGACGGGCAACCGGATATTCCCCTGGTGTCGGTGCGGCACATTTCGACGCCCAACGGCCCGCGGTTTGAGTTGTTCGAGGTGTCATCGGGCGCGCCGGCGTCGCGGCCATACGAAAGCATGGAGTTTGCCCGGCGCGAGCGCGACAAGCTCAATGAGGCCCGCCGGCTGAAAGCCCAAGAAGACGCCCTCGAGCAGCAGCGGCGGCTGCGCGACCACAAGGACGTGGCCAACCTGCGTCTGGATGCCGACGAGCCCCGCCGGCCCGGGGAGAGCGCCGAGGACTATTTGCTGCGCCGCAAGTCGCGCGAGGCCGAGAAGAACACGGGGTTCTTGTTCGGTCGGCCGCTGGCGCCCGACAGCCAGGCGTTCCGCGACTGGTTTGGCGACTCCAAAATCGTTGACGACGAGGGCAAGCCGCTGGTCATGTACCACGGCACGCAGAGCGGCGGGTTCAACGAGTTCCGCGACGACAAGATGGGCGTGAACCTGCGGCACGGGCCCGGGTTCTACTTCACCGATTCGCCGGTGGTGGCGGGCGGCGGCACGGTGCAAACTGCCGACGGCCCGGCCGAACTGCGTGGGTATGCCGAGCCCGAACGTGGCGGATCTGCGTCGGTGATGCCGGTGTATCTGAGCGTGCAGAACCCGATGCTGGTGGACGACCCCGCCGCGGTGCGTGGGATGCTGGAAAGGGTGCTGCCGGCGGACAATCCGCGCGTTGCCAACCTGAACGATCCCGATTCGTTCGAGAACAAAACGCTGGCGTCGGCGCCAGCGCGGTATTTGCGCAGCGCCCTGGGCTCGGTTGAGGCAACCAACGAGGCGATCCGCGCGGCCGGGTATGACGGCATCGTCTACTCCAGCCGGATGGGCGAGGAAACCAGCCGCAACGTGGTGGTGTTCCGCTCCGAGCAGGTCAAGTCGGCCATCGGCAACGCCGGCACCTACCGGCGCGACAGCAAGAACATCCTGTTTGGGCGCGCGCTGGACAAGGTGAACCAGGACGAACTGGGCTTTACGTCCCGGCTGGAAGCCTGGGTCAATGACAAGCTCCGCGGCCCGATGCCCGCCGGCCAGATCCGGCTTGCACTCAAGAACGCCGGTTTGCCGGCCGACGAAATCAAGTGGACTGGCCTGGATCAGTGGCTTGCTGACAAGAAGGGCGAGAAGGTCACGCCGGCGGACGTGAAGACGTACCTGGACGCGAACCGGGTGGTGCTGAAAGAAACAACGCTTGGAGGCGATTCCAACAACGCCGACCTGGCTGATCTGGTGCAAAAGAGGGATGCTGCAACGCAAAAGGCACGCCGAATCCTCAACCAGTTTGACGCTCGGGAAACGGCGGATAACGAACTGGATTGGCAGATCTCCAAGACTGCTCGGTATCTAGCTCTACACCCAAATGCTCCAGACGAGCGCAAGCACAGTGCTATCGAGGGCGCGATTGAGGCCATGCGCCGCCCCTATGCAGAAGATGTTTACACAGAGATGGAGCGACGCGGTCTGTTTGCAGCAATGCGCGAGGCGATCGAAACGAGCGCTGCGGCCGAGCGCCTGCTGTTGACCGACGAACCAAACGACGCGCCGAAGTTTGAGCAGTTCACCCTGCCCGGCGGTTCTAGCTACCGCGAGGTGCTGCTGACGCTGCCGCCGCCAAACATCCCTGTTCAGTATCCCAAGGCGTTGACGGAATTGCCGCCTGGCTACGAACTGATCGAGGACAGCAGCAAGCCGGCGCACGCCCGATGGGGAGTCACGCCACCAGGACAGACGCACGCTCGACCGTTCGCTGGTTCGTGGATCTCGCCAGAGCGTGCAAAGTCCGAAGCCATTGCCCGACTCAACGACGACGCTTACGCAAAGGCCGAGCAGGCTCGGCGCGATGCGGTTGATTCTCGCACGTTCAAAAGCGGCCACTTTGCCGAGTTGAACATCATCGCGCATCTGCGGATCAAGGACCGGATCACCCCCGACAACCGGCGCGTGTTGTTCCTCGAGGAAGTGCAGAGCGATTGGCATGAGGCGGGGCGTGATCGGGGGTATTCCGATCCGGCAGAAGCTGCGCGGCTTCAGAGCCAGCTTGACAACGCGCGTCGCCAGCTCAACGTCCTGTCGCTTGATGATCCGGCGGCTATCCCGTTGACGGCGGAACGCGATCGGTTGCACGCCGCTTTGACAAAGGCGGAAAGGGGAGTGCCTGCCGCACCCTGGTCCAAGAACTGGCATGAAATGGCCTTGCGCCGCGCTATCCGCCTGGCCGCCGAAGGCGGATACGACGCGCTGGGGTGGACGACCGGACGCACGCAGATTGCTCGGTACGAACTTGGAAACGCCGTCGAGAAAATCGAATGGGAACGGCTGGACGGTGGGGTGAAGAAGGTCTACATCGCCACCAGCAGAAATGATGGCGTGGACTTTGAGATCAAAGACGGCAAAGTGTTCAACGCCATGGGGCAGTACGCTGGGGATCTGGGCGGAAAGGAACTGAGGGAAGTTGTTGGCGCTGACCTTGCCCGCAAGATCAACGACAACGAGAATGGGAGTGTTGCCGGCGGCGACATCCGCATCGGCGGTGGGGGGATGCAGTCGTTTTACGACCGCGACCTGCCCAACTACGCGCGGAAGTACGCCAAGGGGTGGGGTGCGGAGCCGACGCTGGGCGAGGTGATGACCGGGCAAACGGATCACCCGAGTGGCGATCCAAGCCGCCAGAAGGGCGAAGCCAGTGAGCCCGCTCACCTTCTCCCGATCACGGACGCGATGCGTGATTCCGTGCTGAAGGGCCAACCGCTGTTCGGGCGCAGCCTGTTCGACAAAGACGACGATCAGCCCGCCCCGAGCATGCAGGGCGGGTTGTTTGCGGCCGGCGCCAAGGGCAGCATGGTTCCGGGCGCAAAGCCGGAACTGGAGCGGCCGATCAAGTCGGGCCAGGCGGCCGGCGGCACGTTTGCACTGACCGGACCAGCGGCTGGGTCTGGCGCGCTGTTCGACGCGCCGGGCAAGCCCGCTCAGCCGCCCAAGCAGTCGTTCCGCGACAAATACCCGGGCGTTGTCGTTGCGTTCCGCAACGGCGATCACTACGAGCTGCGTGGCGAGGACGCCAAGACGGTCAACGCCAAGACCGGCATGCCGATCAAGGACGGTGTGGTCCGCGTGCCGGTTGACGGCATCGAGCTGGCGTTGCGCAAGATCATCGCCGCCGGTGTGCGGGTGGCGCTGGCCGAACCGCGCCCGGATGGCGAGCCCGCCAAATCGGTTGAGGCAATGCCCGGCGACCGCTTGGGCGCCGTGACCAACCCCACCCGCTCCCTGTCCGACCCCGAAGACCCCAACACGCCGGCGTCCGATCACGCCTACCTGATGGGCCAGGGCGATTCGATCGACGGTCTTGATCCGCAGCCGCCCAACGAGGCTGTGCGCGACGACTACATGAGCGGGTACTTTGATGGCCTGTGGGAAGCCACCGGGCCCATCACGCCGACGCAGTTGGCGGTGTTCCGCCATGCCCTGCCGCAGCGCGATCGGGCGATTCTGGTGGCAACCAGCTTTCAGGGCGAAACCGATAGACTGTTCAAGCTGGCCAAGAACGGCGCCACCGACGCGGACATTGCCAAGGCCGTTCGGCGCTCGCTTGGCGGAACTAGTGGCAACGACTTCGGCGAAATCCGCGGCCGCAAGCTCTACATCGGCCGCGCCGGGCCTCAGCAGGAAGTGCTGACGCAGCCCAAGATCATCGCTGAACTGCGGCGGATCTTCCACATCGGCCAGCCGACCAAGGCGGCCGATCGGATCAACGCGCCCGATCGGGAGCAGGAAACGCCGGTTGAGGCGCCCAACCCGGAAACTGCGCCGCAGCGGCCGATCATCAAGCCCGCCGAAACCGGCTTCCCCGGGCAGCAGCTCGGCCTTCTGGGCGATCGGTACAGCGGCGGCATCACCGGGGGCCAGCCGGCTCTGTTCGAGACTCGGCCCGACGTGGCATCGCCGATTCAGCGTGCCGAATCCCAGCGCGTGGCTGAGCCCAGCGAAGCCTTTAAGGACCGCGAAACCGGCGGGTTGTTCGGTTCCAGCAAACTCAAGGCGGATGTCACGGCCGGCCCGGCGTCGATGAGCCTGGACGACTTTGAGGCCGCCGGTTTCCAGCCCTGGCAGATCACCAAGGCCGAATGGGTGGCGATGCAGCGTCGGCACCGCCGCAGCCTGGGCCAGAACGAGGATGACGGGACCGCCGCGGCGCCCAACGCTGCCTACGAGGAATATCACCGGGACATGGTGAAGGCCGCCAAAGCGCGGGGCCTGGACGTGCCCAAGGAGGTGCTGAAGGACTACCCGGAAACCTTGCCCAAGCTCGTGGCTGTTGACCCAAATACTGTCGGCACCACGCGGGCCGAGATTGACGCTGCTGTGCCTCATGTCCGCAAGGGCAAGCGCGGCTGGTTCACCGACAGCTTCCCCGATCCCGTTGACACCAAGAGCGAGGCGTTGGCGCGCTGGATCACGCTCGACCGCATCAACCGGGCTCGCCAGGCTGGCGGCGCTGCCTACGAGCCTGGCACTGGGTACAACGCCGTTTCGCGTGAACAGGTGGACGAGGCGCTGCGTGCGCCCGTGCCGGTCAACAAGGGCCGGAGCGGTGAAAACTCGATTGGCCAGCGTCGCGCCAAAGAGGGCGGCGAGTACGGGCCCAACGGCGAGTTCTACCCGGGCGGGTCGTTCATCAACACCGTGCCCGAGAACCCCAAGGGCGTTGGTGGGCCGAGCGGCGGGCCGTCGGTCGTTCAGGAACGGTTTACTGCCGAAGGCAATGACACGTCGGCTGGTTCTCCCTACGTCATCCGCGACCACCTGACCGGAAAGAAGCAGGGCGGATACACGTCGATGGAATCGGCAGAGCGGGCCGCAAAGGCCGCCAACGCTGATCCCAGCATTGTGACTGGCAGCGAGGGCCTGCGCGTGACCGACGCGCGGGAAATCGCGCGCCAGATTGGGCATCCCAACAGCGACACGATTCGCCAGGAAATCGCCGACGCCATCGCGTTCCGTGGACCGTGGCGGATCTACGAATATCTGAAGCGTCAGGTGGGCGGCGTTGAGGCCGAGGCGGTTATCAATCGCGTGCTTGCGCAACGCGAGTCGGCTCAGTTGGCGCCGATTGATGCGCAACCGGCGCCATCCGAAAACGCATCTCAGCAGCCCGCGGCCGCAGTCGATCGCCCCCTGAGCATCTACCCGCCGCCCGTTCGGCGCGCGGCCATTGACGCGATCGTCAAGGCGGCTCAGCAGCCGACCCTGCCGGTTGTCGAGGTGTTCGAGCTTCAGGGAACCGACGGAAAGTGGTATCGCGCCAACGGGTTCCCGGTCGGCGTCCGCCACACCGGCGAGCGTCGATCAGTCGGCTTTGTGCAGTCGCGGGAAGGTGTCTATGTGGGCACGACCTACAAGACCCACGCCGAGGCGATCAACGCGCAGACCGAGCGCCAAGCCCGGGACGACGCCGACCTGCGCGGGGCTCTCGAGGAACAGGACGACGACCGTTTGCGCCAGCAGGCCGAGTTTTGGCTGGACAAGAAGGGCCTGACCAACCCGCTCGCGGTGTATGACCAGAAGCAGGCCCCGGCCGCTCCGAGCGGCGACAAGCCCAGCCCGATCATGCAGGCCGCCGCAGAGCTTCAGCGCACGCTGAACAATCGCTACCGCGGCAGGTCGATCAAAGTTGGGTGGAACAAGGATGCCGGTTTCTTCGTGTCTGGTCCGGCGGACCTGGACGCGCCGGAAACCTGGTCGACGCTGCGCGTGTACGCCAACCAGAGCCGGCGCGATTGGGTCACGCCCGAAACCAAGGCGCTTGATGCGATGGGCCGCGACGCCAAGGCCGCGCCGTCTGAGCCGACAGCGCAGCCGATGCCGGCGGCCGACGAGTTCCTGAAAAGCGTCGGCATCACCGTCACGCCCAAGACCCTGAAGGGCGGGCGGATCGTCCACGAAGTCACGGGGAACACCTATGAACACCAGGACGCCATCAAGTCCATCCCCGACAACAGACCCAAGTGGTACGGCCCCACCAAGACCTGGACCTACTGGAACGGCGACCCCACCCAGCAACTGGCCGCCGCAATCTCTCGCGTGGGCGTCCCGCGTCCTGCGGACGAACCCGCTACTGGCGGAACAACTGATGAGCGAGTGGAGATCGAGAACCGCCGACGCGCCGAACTTGATCGACCCGACGAGCGACCAACTGGCGGCGATGCTGCTGGAGCAGTCGAACGCTCGACCGCTGACCTGATCCGGCTCGGCGCCAAGGCCGGCATCCCGGCCGACGTGCTGGACTCGCAGATCGAGGACATCGGCCTGATCCGCAAGGCATACGAAGCCGGCAAGAGGCTGTTCATTGTCGGGTCCGCCCCGGGCTCGGGCAAAACCTATGTGAACGGCGGCGCCATCCGCGAACTGCGCGAGGCCGGCGCGACCAAGTTTGTGTGGTTCACGATGAACCGCACGCTGATCGACCAGATCGGCGACGACCTGAAAGCCTACGGGCTCGAGGGGGTTCGCTTTGCCACCTACTCCGAGTTGTCGGGCGTTGGCAAGGGCAACGATGCCATCGACGCGGACGGCGCGGTGCTGATCTTCGATGAGGCCCACAACATCAAGAACGTCGGCGAGGAAGGCGCCGACGGCACCAAGCGGGCGACGGCCGCGGCCACGCTGATGAAGGCCGCCAGGTTTGTCGTGTTCTCCAGCGCGACCCCGTTCGAGAACCCTGTTCAGGCTCGGTATCTGGAGCCCACCGGCATCTTTGATTCCGTGGGCGGCCACACGCAATGGGCCATCCTGTTCGGTGCCCAGGCCGTCAAGAAGAAGGTTGCCGTCGAGTGGGGCTCCGAGGGCAGCCGGTTCGGCAAGAAGGAAATCGTGGTTGCCCGGTGGGTCAACACCGACCAGGCCGAGGAACTGGCCCGCGGCGCCAAGCGGTGGTTCGAGAAGCAGGGCATGATGAGCCAGCGTGCGCTCAAACTGCCCGAGAACATGGTGACGGCCAACTTTGAGCGTCACGACGTTCCCGACAACTACCTGTCGCTCTACAAGAAGGTCATGGAGGCGTATGCCGTTGCCGAGTCGCAATGGCTGGACGACCAGGGCAAGCCGCTGGACCCGGCGACGCACGCGCTGGTGAAGATGCACGGCCAGAACGCCGGGAAGCGGTTGCTCGAGGCCGCCAAGGCGGATCAGGCTGTCGTCCGCGCCAAGGAGTTGATCGCCGCCGGCAAGAAGGTGGTGATCTTCGTCGAAACCAAGGCGGATCGGGCACTGGGCAAGTTCCGAGAGTCGCGCAAGCCCAACGGGCCGCGGTATGACTACCCGACGATGGCCCGGATGATGGAGGAGTGGCGTGCGGAACGCGAGGCCATGCGTGCCGCCCGCGACTACGACCGCGTGCCGCCCCCGTTCCACGCCGCGATCATGTCCATCGCCAAGGCCATGCACGATGCGGGCCTGGGTGACGCCGAACTGCCCAGCGTGACCGACGACATCATGCGGCAGATCCCCAGCGCGTACCTGTTCACCGGGGAGAACACCGATCGGGTCAACAAGGACAACCTGGTCAAATGGCGCGCCGACAAGGCCGGCGTGTTGCTGGCGACTATGGCCAAGGGCGGTACGGGCCTGTCGTTGCACGACAAGAAGGGCGACCACCCGACCGCCATGCTGCTGATGAACATGCCTTGGACCGCCACCCAGTTGGAGCAGGTGCTGGGCCGGATCAACCGCTATGGGCTGGCCAGCGTCGCCGAGAACTACGTTCTGTTCTCAAGCAACATCCCGTTCGAGCGGCTGCTGGCGACGCGCATCGGCCAGCGGATGCGCTCGATGAGTGCGACGGTCAAGGGCATCAAGTCCAAGGCCGGCAAGGCGCTGGTCAACTTCGACTTCGACAGCAACTACTCGGCCAAGCACATGTTGCTGACTGACGAGCAGGTTGACCGCGAACTGGACGGCCAGAGCGAAGTTGATCGGTTCGATCAGGCCGGCGCAATGGAGAAAACCAGGCTCCAGAAGCCCGACAAGGACATGGACTACTTCGCCACCCCCTACACGGTGGCGGCGCTGATGGCCGACGCGGCCGGCGTCAAGGCCGGCGATAGCGTGCTGGAGCCGTCCGCGGGCGAGGGAAACCTGTTGCGGTTCCTGCCCGCCGGCGTGAACGCGACGATTCTGGAGCCGCATGAGGGCCGCCGCAAGGTTGCCACGGGCGTGGCCCAAGCCGCCAACCTGGATCTGGTGGCGCAAACCGGGCGATTCGAGGACTACACGGGCGGGCCGTTTGACGCGGTGGTGATGAACCCCCCGTTCAGCCGCGTGGCCGGCAAGGGCTGGCAGGACATCACGCACATCCAGCGTGCATATTCCATGCTCAAGCCGAACGGGCGGCTGGTGGCGATTCTGTCGGAAGGCCCGTTCTTCCGGTCTGATAACCAGAGCGCGGGTTTCAGGGATTGGCTCGAGCAGGTCGGGGCGACGGTGGTGCGCTTGCCCGAAGGCACGTTCAAGAACTCCGGCACCAGCGTTCGGGCCCGGATGATCGTGGTTGACCGCCAGGGCAACGAATACCAAGACCTGGAGTTGGGCTCGATCGAGCCCGACGATTGCCGCGCGATGGCCGAGGCGATCCCGACGCGCCCGCTCATGGGCCGGCCGCTTGGCGACGGCGACCAAACGACCGACAGCGACATCCCGCCCGACGACGAGGCGGCATACGTCCCGCTCACCGAAACGCTGCGCGCCCACCGCGGCACCTACTTCGACAACCCCGCCGGCACGTTCGAGCAGCCCGGCAACACGCGCAAGACTGACCCCGCGACCGGCCAGCCGCTGAGCAGCCGAACGACGCCCAGCCAGCACACCCAATACCCCGTCGGCACCTGGCGGATCGACGACACGCTCAACAGCATCTACGGCCGCGAGGTGTCGCAGCTCCGCAACGTGCCGCTGTCGATGATCCAGCTCACCGAGAATGACTACACCCAGCCGCAATCTGGGTGGGCCGATCCCGAGAACCGCCGCGCGGATGCGGAGCGGTACTCGGAGTGGATGCGGTCGGGTCAGGTTCCTCCGCCGGTGACGATCGTTGAGCGTGATGATGGCGCCCTGCGACTGATCGACGGGCACCGCCGCGTGGCGGCCGCCAAGATGGCCGGGCTGACCACGATCCCGGCCTGGGTGTCGCCGCGGATGCTCAACGGGCAGCGCACGTCCGACGGCCGGCCGATGTATGCCGCCACGGGCATGACCTACGAGGGCATGAAGTACGGGCCCGCGGAGGCCAACCGCCGGTTCGAGGAACGGCAGCGGGCGCTGCTCGAGCGGCGCGCGCAGGAGAACACCACGCTGTTCGGGCGGCCGCTGAATGACGAGAACCTGCCGGAAGACCAGAAGCCCGGCACGGCCGCAAGCGTGTCAACCGCCATCGACGCGATGATGACGGCCCCGCCGTCGGCGCCGATTTCCGCCGCCATGCGGTATCTGTCCGGTCACTCCGCCCCGAAGACGGCCGCCCTGAGTGAGCGAGCCGCCAACGCCCTGGTGGCTTTTGCGACGGCCCGGACGGCCGCCCCGCGGCGGGCCGCCTGGTTCCGCTCGCTGGTGCTGGGGGCCGCCGAGGGCGACGAGGCCATGCGGCGTCGCATTGGCGCCGTCTGGGTGGAAACGACCCTCCAGGCCACCCGCACGGGGTTCCTCGAGCGGGCCGCTGAGGCCGACACGCCCGAAGAAGCCGCCATGTGGCAGGAGCGATACGACCGCGCCACGCCCACCCTGATTGGGCTCGAGGGCTTCCCGATCCAAACGGCCGAGGACTTTGAGAAGGCCAAGGCGGACCCCATCGTCCGCGACGCGACGCAGGCGTGGATTCGGCACGCCATGCCCTACTTGAACAACCGCTACCGGCTCATCAAGGGCGACCCCGAGGCCGAGGTGCCGTACCCCGACCCCGAAACCGGCTTCTTTGTCAGCATGTGGGCGGCCCCCAAGGACGACGAGGACGCCACCACGCCCAGTCGGCCGTCGAGCAACCAGCCGTTCCGCAAGCGGTCGGCGGAGAAGTCGATCACGCGCACGGCCACCGGCCAGCGGTACGAAACCGACGCCGCGGCGATCATCGACAACAGCGTTGCGGGCCGGGACTACCTGGAGGCCGCCAAGCGGCGCATGTACGCCGTGCTGAAAGATGAGGGCCTAGCGATCGAAGCCCCCCCGGGGCAGATGTTCCGCGACGCCGAGGGCGATGAGTCTCGCCGGCCCACGTTCAACGGGCAGCCCGGTGTCATGCTGGCCGAGACGGTTCGGCGCGGCCGGATGCCCAGGTTCCAGGGCGATCCGATCACCGAAGTTGTGCAACTCTGGGTTGACCCGCGCATTGCCAACGAGGTTCGTCGCGCCGGCCTGCGCAACGACGAACTGGACGGGCATTTCTTCACGCAAGTGACCAACGCGCTGACCGCAATCCAGGTCTACGGGATTCTCGACTTGACAGCGCACGGGACCAACATCATTCGCGCTTTGGCGATGTCGGCCGACGTGACGCACGGGTCAGCCGGTGCGCGCTCGGGCAGGGCTATTCCGTTGGCGCGGTACGGGGAAGCGTTCGTGCGGATTGGCCGCGCGATGGCCAAGCGGTGGGACGATTCCCCCGAGATTCGCCGACAGATCATGGAGCTGGCTGAGATTGGCGCCATGCGTCCCGACGCGCACCGCGGCCACCTGCCCGGGGTACTGGAAAAGGCGCTGGACAACCACCCAAGAATCAAGCGGGTGGCAGAAACCGTTGCCGGCGACTGGCAGAGCAAACTGCTGCGGTTGCTTGACGAGGCTGGTCGGCTGGCAATGGACAATCTGTACGAGGATGCGGTTCGAGCCGGTGTTGTCAAAGGCACCGATATGGACCGGCGCGAGTGGAACAACATGCTCGGCCAGTATGAGGGCCGGCTGATGGACCCGCTCAAGGCGTTTTTCCGCAAGGCGCAACTGGCCCCGTTCGTCGTGGCCGGCACGGCTTTCAACCGTAACAGTGTGCGGGCGTTGATTGGCACCAGCGCCGCCACGGCGCCGACCAGCAAGCGCGCGATTGCGTCGTCCATCGCTCGCATACTTGGCGGCGTCGTCGGGTGTGTGCTGCTGGCGTTTCTTGCCAACTGGCTGCTGTCGGGCAAACCGATGGGGCGTGCGGGCGTTCCGGTTGGCGCCGTTGACCTGGGCCTTACCGACTCCCGTGGCCGTCCGTATTTCCTCGATTTGATGGCCATGACGGGCATGCGCCGCGGCGCCCGCCTGAGCGGTCTGAACGCCCTGGCCAACGGGCTGCGGTATGGACGCACGGCCGGCGACATCACCGACGACGCCATGCTGGATGCTCTGGGTTGGCTGCACCCCTACACGGGCCCGGCCGTGACGGCCGCGTTGATGGCCCTGACCGGGCGCGGCATCCACCCGGCCGAGAGGGCCCCCGTGGTCGGCCCGCACCAGTCGCAGCGGCTTGCAAACTTGCTGACGGCGCTCGAGGAACTGAACCCGATGGTCAAAGCCTTCGTTGAAGGCAAGACCGATGGCGGCGTGCCCGGCGGGATTCGCAACGCCGTCATCAAGCCTCTGCTCAACGTGGTCGGCATTGGCTCCGCAACGCCCCCCGACGACAAGGCCAGGGCCGGCGCCGAACGGCGCGAGTTCGTGGAGTGGCTGGCCGGCGAGGCCCGCAAGATGCCGCGCTCGCAGCGGATGAACTTTGTGCGCGAACACATCAACGAAATCGCCGACCCCAACGAGCGCGCGCGGGCGTTGAAGGACATCCTGACCAAGCATCGGATTATGGCGAATCCCTAGCGGGAACGGCGCACGGCGCGAACACCGCGGCCGGCCGAGCGGGGCAAGCCAATTGCAAACATGGGCGCGGTGTATTTGTACGGATGGCCTTCCGGCAGGAGGCTTTGAAACGTCGTGCCCACGGGCAGCCCTTCCCACGCGGCGTAGCCCTCGAGCAATTGCGCGATCTGCAACGCCGTAAAGCCTGCCGCGGCAAGGTTGCCGCTGGCCAACACGACACTGTGCCACCGGCTGAACAGCCAGGCCGTCGCCCCGCCGTCGTCGGCCAGCCCGTTGACGCCGAGCTGAGCGTTCATGTTCAGCCCCGGGGCCGCGCCGCTGGTGGCTACCTGCGTGCCGTTAATGCGCAGCGTCACGCCCGAGGCGTTGGCGATGAAGGTGGCGATCCGAGCCTGCCCGATGGGCAAATCGCTTGTGGCCGCCAACGTCACGTTGCCCAGCCGCAGTCGCTCGTATCTTGTCGCCAGGCCGGTGTCGCCGGTGCCGAAGTTGAGGCGGTCGGTTGCGGCGGAACCCGCTCGGCCAAAGAGGCTGTAGCCCGTGACCGTGCCCCAGTCGCCGGCGGAGTAGGTAATCAGGCCCACCACGCTGCTGGCGCCGGTGGCGTTGAGCGCGACATTCGGCGTGAGCGACTGCACCGCCACGTCGTAGGTTTCGGCGTACTGCAGAACGTCAAACTCGCCCTCGCCGATCTGGCCCGCGCCGCTGCCGGGGTTGGCGGTGAGGATCTGCTGCCCGGCCGGGGCGATCAGGTCAAGAGATTCAATATACAGGCCAGACGCAAGCACGTTGTCGAATGGGTCCACGCCGTACACCGGCGGGATTGGCCCGACAGCGGCGTGCAATTTCAACAAAGCGCCCAGTTTGGCTGGCGTCCAAAGGCTTGCCATGTCTCAGCATACGGACGCATCGACCGTCGCGGCGAATCGCTTGCCGCGCGGCCCTTGAGGGCTGTATGTTTGGTCGCAACCGACGGCCTTATTCAAGGAGTTTTCGATGAGCAATCCCGACCCGATGGTCAGCGCACAGGTGCAGAGTTTCATCCGCAAAATCATCCTGGCCGCGGTCGTGTACGCCGTCGGCGCTGGCGTGCAGCGCGGGTGGATTCCCAGCGGTCAGGCCGCCATGCTCACCGAGGTGCTGACGGTCATCGGCACGGTCGTCGGGCTCCAGTTGTGGAGCAACTTCAACGACCGCGTTCTGTACCAGACGACGCCGCCGAACAACGGCCCGGCGCCGGGCAGTGGCCCCGGCGCGCCGCCCCCGTGGCACCCCGGCTCCGTGAACGGCCTGCTGGTCGCGGGCGCAACGCTGGGTCTGCTGGCGGCCTCGCTGGGCGTGGGTGGGTGCGCCGGCCTGACCGACACGAACCCCGTGCGGCAGACCGCCGACAACATCCAGACCGCGACAATGGGCACGCAGAAGCTCACCCGCGTCGGCCAGGAACAGGGCAGCCTCAACATCGACGGGAGCCTGCCCACCTACTCCAGCCTGCTGGACTTCGTGAGCCGCGAGGTGGGCGTGGACGGCGACGGCCGCCCGGTTTACAAGGCGTTCCCCCGGGTGGACTCTACCGGCGGCGGGGCCTCGCACGAAATGGTCATGCCCATCGGCCCCGGCAACTTCGCCGCGATGCGCTCGGCGACCGTGCTGAGCATCCGCATGGACAAGGCCACGATCGGCCCGGACGGCACATGGCAGATCGAGGGCTTGGCCGTCAACTCGGACGCGGCCACGGCCAACAAGAGCGTTGCGGACGTGGCGGCGGCCCTGGCCCCCACCTGGGCGACCTGGAGCGCGGACAAGCGGGCGGCGGTGCTGGAGGTGGTCAAGGCGTGGCGTGACCTGGGCGTGAAGGGCATGGACGTGCTGGCCGGCGCGCTGGACCTGCTCAACAAGGGCCCGCTCAACAAGATCGGCGCGGGGGTGACGCCATGAGTGACGCGCCCACCCGTCGCGCAACAACGATCATCGACCTGACCAACCCCGCATGGGCCAAGGTCACGATCCCCGGCATCGTGATCGGTATTTCGCTGATCGCCGGCGGGGTCTACATGAAGGACCGCGTTGACCACCGGCTGGAAACGCTGGAGACGCGCGTCGACAAGACCGACCAAGCTCTCAAGGACGTGGTTGCGGAAACCCGCAAGCTGGCCGAAATCGTCGCCCGCCTGAGCGGCGTGGTCGGGGGCCCCAACTTCGGGGCAAGGACGAGCCCGTAATCCAGCAAACAAGACACTTTCGCGCCCCGGCGCGGAACCCGCCCCAGCCAACGCCCCGCGTTGGTTGGGGTTTTTCTTTGGTGCGGATCTTCGATGGCCGATCAGGCGGTGTTCAGCCCGCGGGCGACGAACGAGGCGGCCGTGGCGCCGGCGCCGACTTTGATGCAGACGATCCACTGGAACACGCCGCGGCCGTCGATCGAATACCCCGCCTTCTCGTTGTCGCCGGCGCCGGCCGTCGGCCCGATCCACAGCACGCCGGTCGACGGGTCGCGGATCACCTCGTTGGAGCGGTCGTCGCAGTAGCGCCAGGAATCCGTGATGATGCCATTGGCGACGCCGGTGCGGGTGCATGCCGACGCGGTGAACGACAGCACTTTGACCGGCGAGAACTGGGACTTCTTGAGCCCGTTCTTCGTGTCCGGCATGATCGGCAGGGGCACGCGGTAGATCACGAAGTCGGCCAGCGCGTTATCGTTGCCCCTGATGATGGGGTAAAGCTCGAGCAGCGAATCCAGCGACGTGAGAACGAACACGCCGTTGGTAGGATCAGCCTGGAACCCGTTGCCGGCGTTGGCAATCAGGTCGCCAGGCTGGACCATCGTGCCGGAGTACGTTGTGCCGTCGGGGAACGGCAGCACTTCGTGACGAACGGATGAGGTGGGTTCGGTGGGGTAAGCCATGCGCCTAGCCTAGCGCCATGCAGACCCGCGCCGCCACCCCCGCCCTGGCCCGGCAGTTGTGCGACAGGCTTGATACTGCCACGGCCATCCGGCTTCTGGCCGCCTCATCGGTGGCCTGGGTCAAAAGCCTGATGCTGGCCGACCCGGACGTGCGGCATGTTCTTCTGGGCGACACCTACAGCTTCAAGCTCATCGACCCGATTACCGGCCGCACCAGCGAAACCATGATCTGGTGGGCCCGAGAGGTCATGGTGGCGCACCCGGACGGGCGATCGTGCGTGCTGGCGCTGATTCCGGGCCCAGACTTGGATCACTGGCGCATGGTGGTGAAGGCGAAGTAGACTGGTCGTTGCCGCGCCGGAGCGGCGGCCCATAGCGTTGGGCATGGCCAGCTCCATCCTTGTCTACTCGGCGTTGGTGATCGACAGCAACGGCACCCGCGACGGGTGCGGCACGTCGCCGGCGGAGCCGGCGGCCACGATCACGGGCTCGGCGCCCGTGTCAACGCCGACCCCGCGGCGCACCGTCAAACTGACCGCGAACACCCAGACGGTCGTGTATGACCGGGCCAGCGAGGGCGTGTTTGACGTGTTTCGTGTGCTGCCCGCCGCCGAAGTGGTGCTGTGGTATCAGGTCGGTTCGCCCGCGGACGATTCGGGGACCAAGGGCAATCTGTCCTGGCACCCGCTGGTTCTGCGTGCCGGCGTTCCGTTCATGCTGACGGGCGACAACGCGATCTGCAACGCGAGCGTGTCGGCCGAATCGGGCGACTCGGGCGATTTGCCGTCGGGCGCGATCGACGCCGGCCTGCTGGCCGGTCGGATTCAGAAGATCGTTCTTCAGAACCGCGGCACGTCGGACACGACCGCGGTTCTGGCCAAGCTCAACTAGCCCACCGAACTGAGGCGCTCGCCGGGCTTCTGGTCGCGGGGGACGCCACGCGCCGGGCCCGGGTCGAGGTTGCTGTCGTCGGAGCGGCCGCGGGCGCGGTTGTCGACGTGGGGCTTGACGGGCGAATCGTCGCCGGCCAGGCGAACGCTGGGGATGTCCTCGCGCTCGGCGACGGGCGTGAGCGTGCCGTTGCGGTAGAGCCCGGCGTAGGTGGCGCCGTTGGCGGTCGTGATGAGGTTGCGGACCATCGGGCGGTTCTGCGCGTTGGCGGGGCACTGCCACAGGCCCAGTTCACCCAGCTCCTTGATGGCGTCGTGGATGGGCCGGCCGCGCTCGTTGGCGCAGCGCAGCTCGAGGTCGGCGATGCCCGCGCCCAGGCCCGGGCGCGAGTTGGTCATGTCGTCGATCTGGATCAGCGCCCACGCCTCCGTTTCCGTCAGGGCGCGCATGCCGGCCACCGGACCCTTGCGCCCCGGCACCGCCTGCGACTTGGCGTGTTCATCGGCCGGCGCGAGTTTGGCGGGCGGCAGGCCATGCTCAACCGGGCTCGCGCCGCGGGCGGCCCCGGTGTCGGCCGGCTGGGGCGTGATGGGCGCGGTCTTGGGTGCGGGAGTCTTGCGGGTGCGTCCACGGGGGGGCGGTTGCGTGGCCATCGGGTTCTCCTGAGTGACGGTGTTACCCACATGATACCCGAACCGACGGGGGGTTGCGTGGCCTTGACACCGAGCGGAACCGAGTGTAACATCGTGACGCGGACGGCGTGCGCCGTCTCGGTAGTGGAAGCGAGCTTTGGAGGGTTCATCATGGCGATCACGAAAGAACAGGCGGTGGCCCGGCGCGGTTTCGTCGGCGGCTCGGACGCGGCGGCGATCCTGGGCTACAACCCCTGGAGCGACCCGTGGCAGGTGTGGGCGCAGAAGACCGGGCGCGCGCCGGAGTTCGAGGGTGACGGCCGCACGCGGTTCGGCACCCGCATGGAGGCGGTGCTGCTCGAGACGGCGCGCGAGGACTGGAACCTGAACCTGGTGCCGTGCAACGACACGTTCAGGCACGCGACGCTCCCGCACATCGCTTGCCACCCCGACGCGATGCTGGGCAGCGTCGCCCGTGGGTCGGACATCGGTGAGTTCAAAGTGTCGGGCCTGCACGATGGTTGGGGCGAGCCCGGCACGGATCAGGTGCCCGACATGGTGCTGATCCAGTGCCAGTTCAACATGGGCTGCTGCGACTCGGAGCTGGCGCACGTCGGCGTGTGCTTTCCGCGCCGCGACTACACCCCCGCCCGGTACGTCGTCCGCCGCAACAACGACCTGATCGTCCGGATGATGGACCGTCTGAACGACTGGTTCGAGAAGTACGTCGTCGGCGACACGCCGCCGCCGCCCGAGGACGGGATGCCTCGACTGTCGACGCTGATGAACCTGCGCACCGAAGACACGGAACCCGTGAACATCGACACCGAAACCGTGCAGGCGTGGCTCGACGCCAAGCAGCGGGCCGCCGAGGCGGACAAGGCCAAGGAGAGCGCTCTGGCGTCGCTGCTGGCCAAGATGGACGCCCAGCGTGTCGGCGCCCGCGTGGCCCGCTGCGACGCCGGCGAGTTCCGGCTGGCCGTCGAAAACGCCGGGACGGCCTACGACCTGGACGCGCTGGCGCAGGCCGAGCCCGGGCTGGTGGCGACGTACAACGCCGCCCGCGAACGGTTCGCCATCAAGCGGACCAGGAACGTGCCGCGCTGGAAGCCCGCCAAGACCCGGTAACAAACTTCCCTACCCCCTGCCGACGCCGGAGGAAACTCCCGCGCCGGCTTTCAGGAGATTCCCATGATCGGGCTGGTGCTGATCCTGACCGCCGCAATCGCGTGGCTCGCCCTGTGGGCGTCGGTGGCGGCCCGGCTGCGCCGCGGTCGGGCACCCGGACCCCTGTGGGCCCTGGCGGCCGCGGCGGTGCTGGCCGCGGCAACGGGGTATGCGTGCGGGTATTGCCGCGGCGCATCGGAGCGGGTGAAGTTGACGCATGGCCGTTGACACCGGGAAGAACATACCGTAACCTTGGGCGGGGGCGCTTTGGGAGGCATCGCATGAGCAATTACGAAGCGGTAGCGGCGGGCAAGGCGCGGTCACAGGATTGCGCCAACTGGTTGAACGCGCAGGTCGAGCGGCTGCGGGGCGTGCAGAACGAGTACCTGGACGCTTCCCGGGCCGTGGTGCTGGCGAAGGCTGTTCTGCTGAAGGTGCCGACGCTGGCGCTGTGCAGCAGGGACACGCTGTATCGGTGCCTCAGCGACGTGGTGGCCCTTGGGCTCGAGCCCGGGCGCGAGGCGCACCTGATCCCGCGCGAGGAGCGCAAGAACGGCAATCCGACCGGGCATTGGTATTGCACGCTGATCGTCGACTACAAGGGTCTGATTGCCGTCGCGCTGCGCTCCGAGAACATTCAGGCCATCGAGGCGCGGGTGGTGTTCAAGCGCGACAAGTTTGAATACACCGCCGGCGACAACGAATCCATCGTTCACGTTCCGTATCTGGGGTCCGACGCGAACCGCGATCCCGGCGATGTGCTGTGCGCCTACGCGATCGCGCACCTGGCCAACGGCCGCAAGATGCGCGACGTGATGACGCTGAACGAACTGCGCGCGATCCGGCACATGAGCAGCAACGCCAACGGCGACAACTGGACCGACCCGTACAAGGCGCTGGAGATGATGCGCAAGTGCCCCGTGCGCCGGCTGTTCAAGTATCTGCCGTTCCCGCCCAAGCTCAAGCCCACCATCGAACTGCTGGACGAGCAGGAGCGCGAAATCGTGGCCGAGGTCGGCGCGACCGAGGTGCCGACGGAGGCCGCCGCCCCCGCGCTGTCGCCCCCGTCCCGGGCCGACGAGATTGCCCAGGAACTGGCCGCAATGGCCGGCAAGCCCGCTCCCGATCCGGTGGAGGTCCGCCCCGCGGCGCCGACCCCGGCGCGGCCCGCACCCAGGACCGAGCCCGCGCCGCCCGTTCAGACCAATCCCAAGCCCGGCCAGGCCGTCGCCCAGATCCCGCCGAGCAACGATGAGGACATCCCGTTTTGAACGACACGCAGCCCATTCCAAGCGTCGGCGGGTACGGGATCGAACCCCTGAAAGACCGCGATGGGTTTGCGCTGGTCAAACCGGATGGGAGCGTGCTGGCGACGGGGCTGCTGGACATGGTGCGGGCGGCTCGGGCGGCGCTGGTCGCTCGGCAGCCCAAAGAGAGAACGGAAAGGTCGCACTGATGGGTCAGCAAATGACATTTGAGATTGGCCGCCTCAACATCGGGCGCATTGTGCGCGTGATGCGGGTGAGCGACAATCAGCACGCGATGATCGGCAAACTGGTCGGGGCGCACCGAGACTACGCCATCGTGAAGCCGATCGGCCGCACGAACATCGCGGACGAGAAAATCGACTGGCGGAACGTGCTGGACTGCACGAGCCGCAACCCCGTGGCGCTGGTCATGCCAGCCCCCAAGACAACTTCCCCGGTCGCTGTGGAGCCGAAGCCGATGATGACGATGCAGCCCCAAACCATGACCAAGAAAAACGCCGCACACTTGGCCGACGCCAAGGCCAAAATCGCCGAGGCGTTGAACGAGGCGGGCGTGATGGATATGGGCGACGTGGGCGATCGGGTCAAGGCCGCGATCGCCAAAGTCAAGCAGGCGGAAGCCGATTACGCCGACCTGAAGCGCATGTGCGACGAGGACTTGGCCAAGGCCAAGGCCAAGATCGACGAGGCGCGTGCGTCGCTGAGCGAACTGCGCCAGGCCGCGGAAACATTGCTGGACATGATCGACAAGGCTTGACGCACCGGCCCGCTGTCGGGCAAGACAAAGGACCGTTTTATGGTAATTCCCAATCAAGCGTCTGAGCAGCACATCGCCATCCTCGAAGGCGGCGGGGATGCTCGACGAGCGGGGCGAGGTGCGGCGGGTGTTGGGGACGCTGCCGCTGACGGCGGATGGGTGCGTGATTGGCGTCGGGTATGACGAGCCCCTGTGGCGCGAGCCTGTTTGTGGTGAGATTGAGCGGCGGTGGGCATCAGTTGCCATTGACAACATCGACCCCGAGTATCGCTGGTATTCCACCCCTCAGGCCGCAGAAGCGGCGCGGGGAGGTGGGGCGTGAGCAAGCTGCGTGCGATCGGTGCGGTGCTGGCGGGCGGGCTGATGGCGTGGTCGTCCGCTGGCCTGCCGTTGCGGGGCAGCCAGCGTCGGCGGCGTGGGGCTGAGCCCGGTACGCCCTCACCCCGTGGGCGCGGCAAGCGCAACCGGCGCGGCCCGGGCAACCAGCACACGCCGGTGGGGTTCGCGAAGCGGGCCAACGCCAGGGCGCGGGTGCGGGAGGTGGAGCGGTGAGCGGCGAGATGAAGATCAAAGCACTCGCTCCGTGGTACGGGTCCAAGCGGACCCTGGCCGATCGGATCGTCAAAGAGCTTGGGCCGCACAAGTTCTACGTCGAGCCGTTCTGCGGTTCGTGCGCCGTGCTGCGCAACCACGGCGACGCGGTGCCCGTGGGCGGGCCCGCGCCCACCGTGTGCAGCGGGGGCAACCACGCCGCCCTGGTGGCCGCGCTGCTGGTGAAGTTCTACGGGGCCGAGCGGGGCGGGCAGGATGCGCGCAAGCCGCTGGGGACCGTGACCACGCTGGACCGGCACGGGCTGGTGTGCGTGGCCATCGACGGCGTTGAGTTTGTCATCGTCGACATCCTCTTCCGCATGCTCAAGCCGCGCGAGCTGGCGGCGGCGATGGGCTTCCCCGCGCACTACCGCTGGCCCGCGACGCAGCGGGCGGCGGTGAAGCTGATCGGCAACGCCGTGAGCCCGCCCCAGGCGGCGGGTTTGGTGCGGGCGAATCTGCCACGAGGGTTGGGGCGGTCGGCGGGCAGCGATCGGGGCGTGGCGATCGTTGGCTCTGAACTGGAGAGCGACACATGACGACGTGCATCGGACGGATGATGGGGAAGCCCGGCGACTGGTACGCCGAACTGAACTTCAGGGAAGATGAGGCCAACGTGATGGAACGCCGGCAGGGCGGGCACGTTTGGTTGGCGACTGTTCCGCTCGGTCGGTTCACGCCCGAAACGCCCGAGGCTTACGCCAAGCTCGACCCCGCCGACGCCCAGAACAAGCGGCTGTGTGCGATCGTGTTCGCCCCCGAGGCGTGGGCGCTGCTGAAGCACATCCGCGAGCGGCTGCAAGAGATGGGTGGCGAGAACACCCACGACGTGCGAGAAGAACTGATCGACGCCATCACCAACACCCTTGACGGGCTCGAAGTGCCCACGGAGTAATACCGCATGAACTTCTTTCACCAGCACGTTCCCGTCCCCGGCGAGTCGCAACCGGCCTACCCCGTGTGGCTCGGCACGGCAGAGGACTCCTCGCCCGGGTCCGACCGCCTGGACTACTTCGCGGCGCGGGCACCCGCCGAACCGCTGTGGAACTTCCCCGTGGTCGGCCTGCCGCCGCGCCCCAAGGTGCTGATCCCCGCCAACAAGAGCGAGGACGGGGAGGCTGTGGTCGAGGGGTCTATGCCGCTCCATGAGTGGGAAGAACGCCGCGCCGTCTACCGCCGCTCCCAATGGCCGTGGGTGTGGGCTCGCGCGGTGCTGCGGGCCGAGCGCATCATCGACGAGGCGGACGCCTTCGACAGCCAGGCCCAGTGTGCGCAGGCGTGGGACCAGGTGGTTCAGACGCTCAACAGCATCGCCCCAAACTGGCATCGCAAGGGCAAGACCGGGGCCGAGTCGGCGGTGGCGGCGATCATCGAGCTGCACGAGGAAGCCAAGCGGCAGCGGGAAATCACGGCCCGCGAGCGTGGCCTGAGCGCCGAGGAGGAATCGCGGTTGAAGGCCGAGATTGCCCGGCTCAAGGCGGGTTACGCGGAGGGCTGACCAGTGAGGCTCTACACCGACATCAGCACCCAGGTGCCGCAATGCGCGGCCCTAATCGGCGGGGCGTGGGTGGAAGCGAGGAACACAAGGAGTGACGCATGAACATCGTGATTCGACGAGTCGTCAAGGAAACGGTGAGTGTGGCGTGGCTGGTTGTGTTTGTGCCTGCACGCGAGGTGGAGTGTGACGACTGCTACACCGGACCTGGCCGCGTCCCCAAGGACTTCTTGGGCAAGACCGACGGCTACTACCGCTTCCGCGTCAACGTCGCCACAAAAAAGATCGACGACTGGCCCGCTGGGCTGGAGGTCGATGCGCATTTCAAGCCACGCGACGGCGGTATTTATGAACTGGTGTTGGACGACGGGTACGTCATTGCCCGTAGCGGCGACTGCTACGTCCCCGGGTGGCTAAGCCACAACGACGGCGGAGATGACTACCTCGATTTTAAGGTCGGCCCGAACGGCGTGTGGCGTGGGCTGAGCCCGCGCTCCGACCGGGTTCAGGAGTGGGCCAGTCTGGCGCAGCCAAAGTAACACCCCGGCGCGTGCCGGGCAACGCCGGGCGACCGGCAGGATTCACCAGATTGCGGCTCAGCCGCAGAAAGCGAGTTGGTATGGACGGATTCCCCGGAAGCATGGCGGTTGTTGGCGTGCAGACGATCACCCAGAACGGCGAGAGCAACCAGATTCGGTGCCGCAACTACACCGACGCCGAAGGCAATCCCGCTGGCGGGTACGCGCACGGCATCGGCATGTCGATCGCGTGGCAGGACGGCCCGCGCGGAACGGGCACCGATGGGCAGCTCGCGCCCCCCAACGGGGCTTTCGTCGAGGACGCGATCCAGGCGGCGGCGCAGCGGCTCGCCTTCTTCCAGCAGTCCAAGTACGCGCACCCCGACAACGCCGAGGCCATCGCCCACCTGGACGCGGCCATCAAGGCCCTGGGCCGCCGGGCCGCCGAGCGGCGTTCGCGCGGCGTGCTGGGGCTGAACAAGGTTTGACACACACCCCCGCCCGCCCAGCGGCGCGCGGGGGGATTGGAGAACAGACATGAGCAAGAAGAACGCCAAGATCGCCACCAAACCCGCACGCACGCGCAAGAACAGCACGGACACGGTGCTGCTGCTGCGGACCACGGACAAGGACGGCCAATCGCACGGCGGCTCTGTGTGGCCGCGCAAGGTCGGGGCCGTCGTGACCGCGCCGGACTGGTCGGCTGAGCCCCAATGCGGCGGAGGTCTGCACGGGCTTCTGTGGGGACTTGGCGATCAGGGGCAACTGAGCCGAAACGACGACGCGCTCTGGTGGGTGGTTCGGGCACGGGCCGCAGACGTGGTAAACCTTGACGGCAACGCCAAGGTGCCAACGTGCGTGGTGCGGTATGTGGGCGATCGCGCCGGGGCGGTGGCGCACCTTCGCCGCTACGGCGGCGATCGGTGCGGGCCGATCGGCAGCCTGCCCGGTGAGTTGTCGAGCAGCACGGGCTACGAGGCCGCGTCGAGCAGCACGGGCAACAGGGCCGCGTCGAGCAGCACGGGCAACAGGGCCGCGTCGAGCAGCACGGGCCACTGGGCCGCGTCGAGCAGCACGGGCAACAGGGCCGCGTCGAGCAGCACGGGCAACAGGGCCGCGTCGAGCAGCACGGGCTACGGGGCCGCGTCGAGCAGCACGGGCCACTGGGCCGCGTCGAGCAGCACGGGCCACTGGGCCGCGTCGAGCAGCACGGGCTACTGGGCCGCGTCGAGCAGCACGGGCAACAGGGCCGCGTCGAGCAGCACGGGCAACAGGGCCGCGTCGAGCAGCACGGGCCACTGGGCCGCGTCGAGCAGCACGGGCTACGAGGCCGCGTCGAGCAGCACGGGCTACGAGTCTTGCGCCGTGGCCACGGGTTTCGACGGGCGCGTGCGCGGTGGGGCCAACTGCGCGCTGGTGTGCGCGGAGCGGCGGGCGGATTGGTCGCTGATCGGCTGGGCGTTCGGCGTGACCGGGCGCGACGGGATCAAGCCGCACACCTGGTATCGCGCTGAGGGCGGAAAGCTGATCGAGTGCCAGGCCGACGATCCGGTGGTGAAGAACTACAAGAGCGTGATGGCTGAGGCGGAGAGCCTGACGAAGGCCGCACGATCTGCGCGTCCGCCAGTGGCCGAAAGGAGTTGAAGCATGAGCAGCAGCACCGTGAAGTTCGAGAAGTACCAGTCGCGCGAGGTGGTCGAGGCCGTGCGGGTGACGGCGGAGAACATTGATGCGGTGACGGCCGCCATCGCGGCAGAGCCCGGCATGGAGGTTGTGTATTTCCAAACGTCCGTCTCGTGGACGTGGAGGAACCAGCCTGCTCTTGGTCGATCCGGTCAAGCGGCCGTTGGAGACTGGGTGGTGGTGAGCCGGGATTGGCACGGTCGGCTGTTTTCTGGCCACACCGACGCCGCCTTCCGCGCCCGCTACGAGCCCGCTCAACAGCAGGGCACGGCGCCGTGAGCGTCGCTCGATTTTGAATCGACCGCGCTGTATCATCGTGTGTCATTCCTTCCCATTCACCCCTTGTACGGAGATTCGCATGGCTATTCGGCAAATCGAACTCGCCACCATTCACCTGCTGGACGACGGCACGCTCCAAAAGATCTTCGACGACGGCGTGAGGAGCGCGCTGGCCGACTGCGAAGACCGGCCCCTGGACGATTCGGAGCGCAAGGTGATCCTGACCTTCGCCATCACGCCCATCGGCAAGTCCGGCCGCCAGGGCGAGCGCGTGTCGATCGACGCCTCCATCCAGGTCAAGATCCCCGCGATGCGCACCAACCCGACCGAGGTGCAGATCCGGCGCACCAAGGTTGGCGTTCAGGGCGTGTTCAACGACATGAGCCGCGACAACGTGGACCAGGGCACGCTCGACATGGGCAACACGCCCAATCCGTCATAACGCCCAGCAATCCAAGCAATCACCAGCGCAACCAAACCGACCCGTTTCCGCACCAGATTCGCAGGAGCATCGCCCCATGAGTAGCCCGATCAACGCCGACATGACGACCTTCGCCCAGTTGCTGCTGAACGCCGGCGGCACCATTCGCGCCCAGTCGCCCGACGCCATCGAAACGCCCGGCGACCGGGGCGCGTATGTGCTGTTCAACCCCGCGTCGGGGACCATTCTGAGCCGGGATCAGGTGGCCGCGTCGCTGGTGACGCCCGAGCCCGACCGCCGCGACTACAACGCGCTGACCATCGAATCGTTTGCGCAGATCGTGTCGCACTTCGCCGCCAAGCCCGTCACGCTGTTCGTCTTCATCGACAGCACCGGCATGAGGGCCGTGCTGAACGAGGATGAGCGGCACGATCGGGTCACGATGCCGATGTACCTGTTGTCGTCGTGGAACCTGCTCGCGTCGATGCGCGACGGCGGGCCGATGACCCAGACGCAGGCGATCGACCTGCTGCGTCGGCGCCTCGATGCGGTCTACGAGCCCGCCAACATCCTGGCCACGCTCGGGGCGATCAGGTTCGCGCAGTCGGAGGACGCCGAAAGCACCATCCAGGTCGGCAAGGCCAGCATCGGCAAGCGCTTCAAGGCCGAGCTGACCGGCGCGAGCGCGCTGCCCGAAACCCTGACGGTCACGGTGCCCATCTGGGACAACGTGACGGACGGCGGCGTGGCGATTGCCGACGATCACACCTTGGGCGTGCAGGCGTGCGCCGGTGCGTCGCACGCTGAGCGTCGCGCGAAGTGCCTCGCCGAGCCCAGGATGCGCCGGTGGTGCCGAGCGAATCGGCGGTTGCAAATCTGGTCATGGTCCAAGAAAGGCGGCCGCGGGGCCCGCAAACGCTGGGAGGTTCGCGTAGAAGACCTGACCGACGCCATTCGCGCCCTACCCCTTGACACCGACCAGAACCGAGTGTAACCTGTGGGTACGGCGGCGGCGTTGGGCCGACCGTCGATACATAGGGAGCAAGTGATGCAAGGATCTGAAATCAAGCCCGGCTCGCTGAAGATCGTTGAGCTGTGCGCCGAGAACGTGCGCCGGTTGCGGGCGATCAGCCTGAGCCCCGGCGACGGCGTTACGGTGGTCGCCGGCAACAACGCCCAGGGCAAGAGCAGCCTTCTGGATTCGATTCTGTGGGCCCTGGGCGGCCCGCGGGCCGTGGCGGTGGGCGTGCGTTCCGGGGCGAGCAAGGCGCGCGTGCGCCTCAACGTCGGCGAACTGGTGATCGAGCGGCAGCAGACCGCGGGCGGGTCGGTGACGCTGACGGTCGAGGACGCGAACGGGGTGGTTCAGAAGTCGCCCCAGGCGGTGCTGGACGCGATCTACCGCGAAACCGTGGACCCGCTGGCGTTCACCCGCATGAAGCCCGCCGAGCAGGCCGACGAGCTGGCCCGGGTGGTGGGCCTGGACTTCACCGCCGACGATCAGGAGCATCAGCGCCTGTACGATCGGCGCACTGCCATGAATCGCGATCTTCGCCGCATGGAGGCGGCGATTCCGGCACCGCCCACGCTGGCGAACTTGCCCGGCGGCACGATCCCCGACCAGCCGATCCGCGTGGCGGACCTGCTGGCCCAGGTCGAGGCCCTGACGGCGGCCAACAAGGCCAACGAGGACCGCGGGGCGCGGGTCACGGCGCTTCGCCAGTCGGTGGCCGATGCCGAGCAGCGCATCGCCCAGCTTCGCGCCAAAATCGATCAGGCCAACGCCGAAATCGACGCGACCGAGCCGCTGATCCACCCGCCGCACGACACCGCGCCGCTGCGGGCCCAGATCAGCCAGGCCGAGGCGATCAACGACGCCATCCGCCGTCGGGACGAGCGGCGGCGCGCGGAGCGTGAAATCGCCGGCGTGCGCGAGGATGTGGAGCGGCTGACCAGGGACATGGAAGCGATCAAGGAGCGCAAGACCGCCAAACTGCGGGCCGCCCAGTTTCCCCACCCGGGGCTGTCGCTGGGCGACGCCGGCGTGATGCTCAACGGCGTGCCGTTCGATCAGGCCAGTTCGGCGGAGCAACTGCGGGCGTCCGCCGCCATCGGGCTGGCGCAGAACCCCCGGCTTCGGGTGCTGTTGATTCGTGACGGCTCGCTTCTGGATCAGCGGTCGATGGCGGACCTGGAGCGCATCGCGCGCGAGCATGACGCGCAACTGTTCATCGAGCGCGTCGGCGACGAGCCCGGCGCGGTGGTCATCGAGGACGGCGAAATCGTGGCGGATCGTCGCCACTAAAAACCCGGGTGGGATGCCCTTCGCGCACACACACGAACCCGGCGGATGCCCCGCCGGGCGCGGAGGACAGGGCCACCGGCTCCCGGTCGGGAGGCATCCCGGCCGGGGGCTTGCAACGAGTGCAAACGTGAAAGGAAGGCAGTGATGCTCAAGTGGACATGGAACGCCGACAAAAAGCACTGGCAGGCCACAAGCGCGTGGCAAGACGAGGGCAGCCCGCTTCGCTACATCATCGAGTTTGATCGCATTGGTTTCAAACTGCGCGGCGATCTTGTCGGCAGACAAGGCATCAGGCATAAGTCTTTTCCTGACGCCGCCCGCGCGGCGGAGGCTTTCGAGCCGAATGGCGCGGCACCAGACCAGCCACCCACCGACGCCACAACCAAAGCGAAGAAGTAACACCACCCGCAGGGTTCGCCGTCGACCGTCCAGCGGCAATGTCGCCAGTTGCAGACAAACACCCAAAAGGACTCAGGGAGCATGGCGCATGAGCGAGTCACTGTTTCACAGCCCCGGCCGCTGCCCGACGTGTGGGCGGTCGATGCCCAAATCCCTCAAGGTGCGGGCCAACGCAACCGATACTTCCAGGGCCGCAAGTGTGGCCGTCGCGCCCAGGGTCGGAACGCAGCGCGAGGCCCTGCTGCGCGTGTTGTGGGATTACCCCAACGGGCTGACCGATCAGGAAATGCGCGACATCCTGCGCGCGAGCGGCCGACCCATCAGCTACGGGCAGACCGCCCGGCGGCTGGAACTGGAGGAAGCCGGGTTCGTGCGGCGCACCGACCGCCGCCGGACCAACACCGAATCCGGGCAGGCGGCGATCGTGTTTGAAATCACGGAGGCCGGGCGCGCCGCCCTGCGGCGCTGAGGATCAACCCGCATCGCGGGCCGGGTTGGGCGTGCCGCGCCAGCCCGCACAAGTACGGCGGAGGGGCCCCACTGGCTTCGCCGATCGACGCGGGGAGCGTGGGGCCACTCCCGGGCAGGCTGGGCACGGCATGCCCTGGGATTCAACCAAGGAGGCTGTATGGGCAGCAAGGATGGCATGGGCAGGCTTTTGGTGACGCGCAAGCACCTGGAGACGCTGGTGATCGGCGACCCGGCCAACCCCGTGGCGGTCATCACGGTGCGCCTCAAGCCCACCAATCGGCATCAAGTTCAGCTCGAGGTGCTGGCCGCCCGTGCGCTGCCGGTGCATCGGGGCGAAATCGCCGCCAGGGCTGTCGGTTGCGCGGTGGACAAGCCGGTGAAGAACCGTGGCCAACCTGTCGGTATCCCTGTCGGTTGCGCCGCCGACCATCCCCCCAAACAAGGCGTGAAGCCCTGTCGGTTGCGCGATCGGCTGTCAATCGACAGGCCAACCGACAGGCCGCCCACGGCGCAATCCACCGCTGTGGATCGTGTGCAAGTCGTGGTCGGGCCGCCGCTTATCCGCGGCCCGCGCGTGGTTTATCCCCCAACCGACAGCACTACTACTACCGTCGTCAGTGATAAATCCTCTGAGTGAAAGAGGGAGGGCGAACCCCGACCGCCCGTCGGGGTTGGTCCCTGCCCGGGGATGGGGAAATCAGGGTAGACACCAAGACGAACCGGGCGTAACCTTTCAGCAGGGTGGACCGATGGAGCATGAGCATGGCGAAGCGGCGTTACCAGACGGCGGCGGAGTTGCCGGCGACGGAGATGTACGGGGGCGTGCTGCACAAGCGACCGGCGGATGCGCACCGGCGTTTCTTCACCATCGCCGAGGCCGCGCACAAGCTGCGCGTGACCCGCAAGACGATCCACAAGTGGTTGAAGGCCGGCACGCTGCCCGGGGAGAAGTTTGGCCGTCGCACCCTCATCCCCCAGTCGGCCCAGGTGTTCCGGCCCGAGTGACCGACGCGGCCCGCGGCGACGCCCGAAGCGGCCCGGCCGTCTTTGCCACGGGGCGGGCGACGACGCTCCAGGGGCCGGGCAATGCCGCCCAGCAGCCCACGAACCCCATCGCCCTGACCGAGCCCCGGCGTCGCGTGCTGGCCATCGTGGCCCGTTCGTGTGACGTTCGGGGGTATGCGCCGACCCTTCAAGAGATTGCCGACGAGCTGTGCCGCAGCCGGGCGGTGGCTCAGGAGCATGTTGCGCGGCTGGTGGCCGACGGGTTTCTGAGCCATGAGCGGCGGGTGCGGCGTGGGCTGGCTGTGACGGCTGCCGGGCGCGCCCGCCTGGCCGAACGGCTGTGCCGTTGGCGGATCGGCACCCTCAGCGCCGACGGCTGCAACTTTCCTGCCTGACCACCTTGACAACTGGTTACACTGGGTTACACTCTACCAGCCGCACTACCGCGGGTGGAGTTGGCGCATGGGAAACACGCAGACGCCGGGGCGAGTCAAATACACCACCAAGCACGTTGAGCGCATGGCCCGCGACTGCGTGGTGAACGCCTACCTGTTCGCCAAAGCGAACGCGGCCCTGTGGCGCGAGCGCGTGGACGCTGTGAAGGTCGATCTTCTTCGGCTGGTCAAGGCCACATACGCCCGCGGCGGAACCGACCGCGCCGGCCAGCCGATCACCAACCCGGCGCATGACTGGCGCATGGCCGACGATCAATGGGCCGACTACATAACTGAGTGCCGTCAAGAATGGGCCGCGCGAAAGTGGATCACCGAAGCCGAGGCGAAGGAAGGCATCTGCCCCGCCCTCCGCGCCGAAGAACTGGAACGGCTTGCGGCCCGCGCCATGCTGCTCAAAGCCAGCACGACGATTGACACCTTCGACCCGGACGGCCTGCTGTGCGCCGGCCTGGACACTTACCGCAAGGCTCTCGATCTGGTGGTCGGCGTGACGATCAACCATCCAACGTACCGCAAGCCCACCGTCAACGTGCGTGCCGAAGGGGGTGCGGCGTGAAAGACACAAACCAGCCCATCGAAGCAAGGCTCACGTTCTATCGGCCAACCGGCACGGTTGAAACCGAGCTGTTCGACACGGAAGCGGACGCCAAGGCGTGGATTCGTCGGCGCGTTCGGCAACTCGACGCTGAGGGCTTTTCGGTTTCCCCCGATGATCTCAAGCGTGAGGTGTTCAAGCGGCTGCCGGTAGACCGCGCGGAAGGGGGTGCGGCGTGAAGACCTACAAAACCGTCATCGCCGATCGCCAGCTCACGACGCTGGATTGGCAATCCGCCCGCACGGTCGAGGGCGAGAACCACGGCGACGCCGCGGCGCGGGCGTTGCGAACCGCTCCGCTCGACAATCCCGGGCGCGTGGCCCTGAGCCGCGGCGATCCGTGCTGGGTGTGGGTGTGGGATGAGTCGCACCCGAAGCACCTCAACGGCGCGCCGATGTGCGTGCATTGTTTCCAAATGGGCAGGGCCGCAAACAGCTTCTACGTCGAGCCCCACCGGCTTGAGGAATCCGATCTTGGCCCGGCGATCCGGTTCCCGACGCGCGAGCAGGCCGAGCAGGCGTTGGCCGCGCTGGACGGCCGCCGGGGCAAGTACGGGCCGCCGCCCCAGGTGGTCGGCAGTCTCGCGGCACCCACCACGACGTTCGATGAGTGGAACAACGGCAACGCAAAGGAGGCCGAGTAATGGCGAAGTTCTACCTCAAGAAGTGGAGCAAGGGCAAGGTCTTGAAGACCGGCGGCCGGCAAACCGTCACCGTCGAGCAGGCCGAACCCTCAAGCATCCGGGTCATTCTCGGCAACGCGAAAGACCTAGACACGCCCGACGTGTTCATTGAGCGCAGGGCCGCCCACCCCGGCAGCCACGCCCAGCAATACGCCGTCATCGTGGGCGCGTCGTTTGGTGATCCCGTGGTGCATGTGTACGTCGCCCCGGGCGCGGTGCTGGTGAAGGACGAGAACGGGCGCAACATCTATTCGGTCGGCGACGTGGCGGGCCTCGGCGACGATGCGTGAGTTCAACACCGCACAAAGGGAAAGGTGCATCATGGCCACGAATGACAAGAACGGCGCGTTCTGGAGCCCGGGCCGTTGGAACGGGAAGCGCGCCCGCTTCGGTCGATCCGCGTGCAAGGTCGGCCAGGCCGACACCAGGAATCCCGACGATGATCGGTGGACTGCTGGCCTGGACACTGTGACCAACATTCTTCACTGGCTGGCCAAAGAGGGGTTCACCAGTTCCGAAATCGACGAGGTGTTGACCGCCGCGCGCACGAACTTTGACGCCGAGCGCGCGGGGTAGTGATCGACCATCGCCCCACCCGCGCCAACGCGCGGGGCGGGCTTTCCGCATCAACGCGGGTAAGGAGCAGCCGTCATGCCTGACCAGACGCACCGGACCAACCACAGCCTTGACTTTTGGGATTCGCCGCCGATGTCCTTCGACGCCGCCGGCGGCATCTTTTTCGTGCGCGACAGCGGCGTGAAGCCGTCGCGCTGGTATCGCATGGACGACAACCGCCAAACGTGGTCGCCGGTCAAGGGCCCGCCGCCGGTGAACATGCTGATCGCTCAGGACATCGCCAGCATCATCGCGCGGCACACCACCGACCCCGAGGGCGTGCTGGGCAGCCACTGGCGCAAGGCTGTGACCATCCAGGGCGGTTCTGGCGCATGGGGCGCGTCGCTGACCATCGGCGACAAGGTGTATGTGCTGGCGCAGACGGCGGCGGCCGGGGATACCGACCTTCAGGTTCAGTGGATTCAAGTCGACTCCGAGGGCTGGCGCAAAGCCCCCATCGTGGGCCCGGTCGGGGTTCTGTACGACTGGGCGAAGCACGACGACCTGATCGACGCGCTCGATCGCGTCAAGCACCCCCTGATCCAAACCAAAGAACCGTGGGCCCAGGACGCCGAGCAGCACATCCTCGCCGCACAGGTGGCCAAGGCCAAGGCGGAGGCCAACCCGGCGGTCGTCAAGGGCATCAACCTTGCGGCCGTCGCCAAAGCCGTCATGGCGTCCGCGGACGAGCAAACGGCCCCGGTGGCGGCTGTCGTCACCAACTCCGAGTTCACCCCGAACCCCCTCGAGGCCACCGTCCTGGCGTGCGACTGTCGCCGCGCGCTGAAGGCCGGCGATCTTCTGCGCATGCGCGGCAGCCCCGAGGCGATGCTGGTGGTCGAAAACCATGTCGGCATCATCGTGGTGCGGCGCGCGGTGAACGACGCCCCGAAGGCCCCCCTCAGCCGCACGGCGGAGCTGCTGTATATGGGGTCCATCGCCATCGGCACGCAGGGCACGCCGCCGGCCAGCCCCAAGGTGGAGCCCGGGCCGAGCCCGGCGCCGCAGGCCCAGAGTCGCCCCAAGCCCGCCAAAGACTGGCGGTTGGACTGCTGGCTGCATCACGGCCCGGATGGGACCGTGGACGTGTGCGCCCACCTGCACGGGTTGGGGCGGGGCTATTGCTGGCGGCTGGGCTCGCGCGGCCAGTGGTGGCGGTCGGCCGCCGATCGGCATGGAAGGACGTTCCCCACGGTCGAGCGTGCCTTGCACGCTCTGGCGCAGGCGGACGACCCCAACGCCAAGACGGAGGCCAAGAAGTTCACGCCGATCACCGCCGAAATGCTCAGCCGGGCGAAGACGCAGCCCGCCCCCGACTGGCAATCGCGGTGCTGCTTCGAGCTTCGCGCCGACGGCCGATACGACGTGATCGCCCCCGTTCGCGGCAATGCGCGGTGGTGCCGGTGGCTGGACTCGGGCGGTGAATGGCACACCACCGGCACGAAGTTCCACGATTCGCGGGCGGTCTTTGACACCCTCGACGACGCTCGGCGGGCCCTGGCCTGTGCGGCCGAGCCCCCGGACGCTGTGGAGGTGATCGGCCAGGACGGCGAGTAGGGCAGGAGGCCCACCACCCCGCGGCCGAAAGGCCCCGGGGGCGGTTTCGGATGAGGGGAATCCCCAACTGAGAGCAAGAGTCACCACCGATCCATCGAACGGGCAACAATGCCGCATGGACCTATCCCACAACGACCCCAAAACCGGGCGGTTCGTGAAGGGCAATCCGGGCAACCCCAACGCGCGCGGGACGCCCAGCAGCGGGCGGCATGTGAAGGCGGTGGAGGAAGCTGAGCGGCTGAATCGCAGCCTCCGGGTGGTCGAGAAGCCTGGGGACGAGGGCACGCACGTCGGCACGGCGCTTTGGCTTGAACTGCTGGGCTACTCGCTGGGCCGCAAGGTGGAAATGCTGCCCGGCACCATGACGGTGACGCTGGGCGCGCCGATCACCTACGACCAGGTTGAGGTGCCCAACCGCATCCGCGCCATCACGGCCAGCATGCGCCGGCTGTTTGGCCGCGAGCGTGAATCCATCGACCTGACTGTGAACGGCGACGTGAAGATCATGGCCACCCTGGCGGCGCGGGGCTACGGCAACGCGGCCGACATCGTGACACAGCTCGGCGGGCTGCCGGTGCTGGAGGCCCGCGTAGTCGACCAGGCCGCGCCGACCAAGCCCGCCGAGTCGGTCAAGCTCAACCGGCCGGCAAAGACCAGCAAGCCCAAGCCGCGGGGTAAGGCGGCCCGGTGACGCCAACCGAATCCATGCCGCGGGAGCAGTTGGCCCACCCCCTGCGGTTCCCGGGGGACGTGTGGCGGTGCCCGGTGACTGGCACGGGCATCTGCATGCGGGGCGACGACAACCCCGAGCAGAGCAACGGCCGCCAGCGGGCCCAGGTGGCCGCTTTGTGCATGGAGTACCCCGAGTTCCGCGAACGCATGATGGCCCTGTGCCGCGAATCGTTCGGCGTCTGGCTCAACCTGTGGGCTTGGACGTATGTGGTGCATGTGATCGAAGACGGCAAGCGATCCGCCAACCTGGGCGAGCGCGATACCCCGTTCGTCTGGTGGCCCACGCAGGAAATGTGCTACCAGACTCTGGCCGACGCGCGCAAGAACGGGCGAAACGTGGCGATCGAGAAGTCGCGCGACATGGGCGCGACGTGGATCGTCCTCGCCTGGTTCGTGTGGCTGGCCCTGTTCCACGGCGCGAACCTGGGCGTGGCCAGCCGCAAGGAAGAACTGGTCTACTCGCCCGGCGATCCCGATGCGCTGTTCACCAAGATCGAATACATCATCGGGTTTCTGCCCGAGTGGATGAAGGGCCAGGTAGACCGCACCGCCATGCACATCGGATTCGCCGCGTCGGGCGGGACGATCGACGGGGAATCGACCAACTCCAATGCGTTCCGCGGCGGCCGCAAAGACGTGGTGTTCCTCGACGAAGCCGCCGCCATGCCCAACCTTCAGGCCATCATCCGCTCATGCTCCGACGTGGGCATGATCGTGGCCGCCAGCACGCACGAAGAAGTGAGCTACTTCTTTGACTTGTGCAACAGCGGGCGGTTCGAGGTGGCCCAACTTGCGTGGTGGAATCACCCGGACAAGGGCGTCGGCCGCGAACTGAAACACAGCGACGACCGCGGCGCGTACTGGACGAGCCCCTGGTATGAGCTTCAGCGGCGTTCGCGCGACCCGCGCGACCTGGCTCTAAACGTCGACATGCGGCCCGGCGGCGATGGTTCGCTGGTCTTTGACCTTGGCACGCTGCTGATGCAGGAGCAAACCTATGGGTGCCCGCCCTATCACCGCGGGCGGTTGGTGTGGCCGACGTTTGACCCCGACAGCACGCGCGACGCGCGAATGAGCGACGTTGACGCCGCGGGCGGCTACTTCGAGGCCGAAGCGCCGGCACCGGACGACGAAAACCAGTGGCTCTTTTGGTTCGACCCCGTGCCCGATCACCTGGGCCGCATGCGCCCGGACCAGGACCACGAATACGCCATCGGCGTGGACGTGTCGGACGGTGTGGGCACGACGCCAAGCGTCATATCCGTCAAGGATTGCGACACCGATTACAAAATCGCGCGCTGGATGAGCCGGAACACACGCCCCGAGCAGTTGGCCAGGCTGCTTTACGTCGTCGGCAAGTGGTTCGGCGGCCGCGGCGGCGCGCCCACGATGGTGGTGGAGGCCAACGGCGGGCGGGCCAAGGGCCTGTTGGTGGACCTGAAGCACTGGCGTTACCCGCGCATCTACCAGCACCGCGACCTGGACGAGCGCAACGTCCGCAAAGAAACCGCCCTGGGTTGGGCCAGCACGCCCGCCCGCAAGAAGACACAACTCGCGGTCTATGGCGGTTCGCTCTACCGGGGCACGTTCCGCAATCCCGACATTCCCGCGCTGCGCCAGGCCCGCACCTACGTCCACGTCCGAGACGACATGGGCCGCGGCACCCGCGTCGGTCCCAAAAGCCTGGGCCATCTTTCGGATTCCGACATGGCCGAACACGGCGACATTGTGATCGCGGATATGCTGGCCGATCTTGGCAGCCTGCGTAGCCAGCCGCCGGCCGTGTCCCAGGCCGCGCCGCCCTACGGAACGATCGCCTGGGCCAGACAGCAACTCAAGCAGTCGGGAGGATTCGGCCATGAGCAGCCGGGGTGAGTGGAACAAGCGCGCCCGCCAGTGGGCGCGTTCGCAACAGCGAAAGGACAAGCACATGGCCCACGCCACCGAGATTCGCAATCGCGACACGCCCTGGCCGGTGGTGGTGATGCGCCGTGAGTGGAAGAACAACCAGCTCGCCCGCAAGCCCTGGTGTCGCTGGTGCGGCGTCAAGCTGGACCGACAGACCGCCACGCTGGACCACATCACCCCGCTCTGCCAGGGCGGGGCCGACGCGCCCGAGAACTACGCCCTGGCCTGCTACGAGTGCAACCAGGCCCGCAACCGCATCGACCGCCTGCACATGCTGACCGAGCGGCATCGGCGGGGGGACGCCAAGGCGCGACGGGACGCCGAGCCCCCGCCGCGCCGGGATCAGCGACCCGGGGCCGAGCAGGACGGGTGATAGACGCGCGGGAGGGATGCCCGCTATCGTCGCCAAATGCCGGCGCACATGCTCGACCACATCTTGTCGGCCCAGCAGTTCCAGGTGATGGACACCTACGCCGAGTCGTTTTGGACCCCTGATCGGCAGATTGGGCGGGATCATCTGCGGTACTTCGCCGGCCGCATGTATGGGCAGCAGCCCGTCGCGGTCGATCGCCCGCTCAATCTGGTGGCTCAGACGGTGCGCGCTTTCCTGCCCAAGCTGGTGCCCGCGCGAATCCGTCACGACCCCACACCCCGCCGGGCCGGGCTGGACCTCGAGGCGTTGGTGCTGCGCCGGTTGCTTGAGCGTTCGGACGAGCAGCAAGACATCATCCACAACGTCTTTGAGCCGATGATCGCCGAACCGTGGTTCTATCCCCTGTCGGTGTGCTACACCGGCATCCGCCAGGGTGCCCGCGTGCTGGATCTTCAGGGGCACCAGATTCGCCCGGGCGAGCCGTTTGTGCTGCATATCCCTTTCGAGCGATGGGCGATGGACCCGTTCGCCGAGGACTTCCGCGGCCGCCAGTGGGAACGCCACCGCTACCGCGTGCCGCGGGCGTGGATGCTTGAATCGCCGGCGTTCGCGCACCTGGGCGCGGACTTCATCAACAAACTGCCCGCCTGGGAGGACAGCCCGACCGCGCGCGACTTCCTCATCAACCAGCGCAAGGCCATGACTTCCATCGGCGGCAGCAGCTACGCCGCCCAGCCTACGATTGAACTCATCAACGTCGTGATCTACGACCGCAGCGGCATCTACGAGGCCACGATCACGCCGCAGGGGCGCGGGCCGGCCCAGTGGCTGCGTGCGGTCAAGACCGAGGTGTGCGAGGACGGCCCATACGACCACCTGTGGTATCAGGGCGTGCCCTCCATGTTGGTCCCGGCGGCGCTTGTCAGCTTTACGCGCGGGCTCGCCGAGGCCGGCGACATGCTGATGAGCAAGCAAATCGACTCGGCCATGCGCTCCAAGCGGGTGCTGTGCTACGCCAGCGGTGCCGAGGACGAAGCCAAGGCCATGCTGGAGAATCCGCACGGCACGATGCTCAACGTCGAAGACCCGCAAAACGTGAAGGTGGTCGACCTCGACATCCTGAACGGCCAGCTCACGCAAATGGTGGCGTTCATTCAGGAGCAATGGGACGAGGCCAGCGGCAGCCCGCGACTGCTGCAAGGCGCACAGACCGGGGACAACACGGCGACCAAGAACGCCAACCGGAACAACCGCGCCAGCGAGCAAATCACCGCGCTCACCAACAAGATCGAGCGCGTGATTCAGCGCACGTCGCGCAAGCGCGCGTACTACTTCCAGACCGACCCCTGGGCCGATCACGTTCTCGACGTGCGATCGGCGGACGGGTCGGTGCTGGAGCTGGCCTACAACGTCGACAACCGCCAGGGCCAGCCCGACGACTTCGCCATCAAGTGCAACATCGCCACGACAATGGGCTCCGACACCGAGCTGGCCATGCGCCGGTGCATCGAAGTGATGGACACGGTTGGGCGATTCATGCCCCTGTTCCAAATGGGCATCTTCGACCTGTCCAAAACGCTCAAGTTCTTCCAGCGCAACGGGGCGGACGGGCTGGAGGAAATCGCCGGCGATATGACGATGGTGGCCCAGCGCATGGCCGCCGACGCCTACGCCAAGGCGTTCACCGATCGGGCCGCCGGCCAGGGCGATTACGTCGGCATGCCGCCGCCCGGGGCCGCCGAGCAAATCGACGCCATGACGCAAATGCAGGCCGCAGGCCGGGGGCGACCGCAGCCATCGACCCGGCAGGGGCTGCGTCAGCAGGCCGGGCAACCGGCGGGGGGCGAGTGAGTGAGCCGGAACGCTGGACCGCTCCGCGGGCACGCCAAAACCGACGAACACGGTCGGCCGCGGGCCTACTGCCTGACCCCGGTTCAACGGCACATCGTCCTGGCCCTGTGCGACAGCCGACAGCCCATGACGCTCGACGCCCTGATCGTCCGCATCGGGGCCAACTACGGCGACGCTGGCCGCGCCCGGGCCAGGATCAAGCGCACGATTGACGAAACGCTCATGCCCGATTTTGTGGTGATGGGCGACCCCGTGCCCGACGGCGCGACCTACGTTCTGACCACGCGCGCTGAGGAAATCGCCATCAACATCCAGGCCAGCAGCGTGCAATCGGGGAACAGACCATGACCGCCACGCCGCCCGTTGACAAATACACCTTCCGCGCCCGCGCGTTTCTTCGCACCGAGTTGGGCAAGCGCAACCTGTCGGCGATTGAACTGAGCATGGCCGACATCCGCGCGGAAACGCTGCGCGCCGAGGCGATGCAGCGTCGGTTGGCCCCCACAACCGTGGTGCTGCACACCATCAGCGGCTTTGACATCGACCTGGCCGACGCCAACAAGGGGTAATCACCGTGCCGATCTACGTCTACGACGTGCTGGACCAGCAGGGCAACCCCAGCGGGTTCAGGTTCGAGGTGTTCCAGCGAATGGCCGATGCCCCGCTCAAGCGAGTGCCCGCGACAATCAACGATGATCCGTGCCCGTCGGCGCTGACCGGGCAGCCATGCCGGCGGGTCGTGCTGGCCCCAAACATCCGCATCGCCAAGGGCGTTGAAACCATCGGGCCGCCCATGCCCGATCACCTGCGCAAGCCCATCACCAGCCGCGAAAGCCTGACGCACTGGTATCACCCCCGCGACGTGGACCGCATGCGCAAGGCCCTGGGCGCGGTCGGGGCGCGGTGCATCCAAGACGACGGCTCGGTGATCTACAACAGGCCCGGCGACGATCGCAAGTTCGCCAACGCCATCGACCGCCATGAGCAGCGCGCCCGGGAGAAGGCCGCCGCCCGGGCCGCCAAGCAGGCCGAGAAGTTGCGCAATGCGCCCGGCCTGGAGCCCATGCGCGGGACGGCCGGGGCCAAGGCCCCGCCCAAGAAGCTGATCCAGCGCAAACCGGGGTTTGTCAAGGCCGTTGGGTGATCGCCCGCACGCCTTGCCGCGCGGGTGGCGCAATCCGTAGCGTTGCGCCATGAAGCACCCCACCACGCCGATTGTCCGACTCGCCCCCAACGCCTCCGACGCCCCGGGCGCTGCGCCCCAGGCCGACCCCAATGCCGCCCTCAAGGCGGCGTTGCAGCCGCAGGCCGTCTTCAACACGGCCTTTGGCGGCGTCGACCCGATGGGCGGCGTCCCGGCCCAGCCCAACGCCGCGCCGCCCCAGACCGCCGGGGCCGACCCCCTGGGCGGGGCGGGTGCCGACACCGCCACCGCGGGCGCGTCGGCGTTTGGCCCCGACCCCAACGCGGCCGCCGCCCAGCAGCCGCAGACCCCCGTGCCCGAGCAATCCGTCGACATCACCGAGGCGCAGCGCAGCGAGCTGGACGTGCGATACTCCCGCGCGGAGCAGGACCGCATGCTCGCCGCGCTGGGCCCGCGTGCGCTGGACTTCATGCTCACCGAGGCCCGCCAATATGCGTCGCAGCGGCCGGCCAGCCAGAACGAGCCCAACGCCCAGCAGCCCGAAACGCCCGACGGCAAGGCCAACGCGCCCGCCAAGCCCGACCCCAAGGCCGGCGTCGCGGGCGGCCCGATGCCCGACATCTTCGGCGGGCTGACGCTCAAGGACGAGGCCGTGCAGGAAATCCGGTCGGTGATCGGCGACGACGCCTACGACGGCATTATCTCGCCGATGGCGGACACGCTGAACAAGACCGCCAAGACCCTGGGCGCGCTGGTCAACCACAACGACGCCGCGCTGCGGACGCTGGACAACCAACTCATCGCGCTGGTGTTCGACCGCGCGAACAGCAAGGTGTTCGGCGATTCCTTCGATGGGCTGACCAAGGAGCAGCAGGCCGCCCGGGCCAAGGGCCTCGAGCTGGTCAACGCGGAACTCGCCGCCAACCCCAACGCCACGCTCCGCGCTGCCATCGCGCTGGCCGAGCGCAAACTGACCGCCGGCGCCAGCGGGGCGCGCGGCGGCACCCAGCCCACGCCCGACCAGATCCGCGCGGCGCGTGAGCGCACCGACGCGATCCCCAGCGGCCCGCGTGGCGTGCTTCCCCAAAGCGTCCACGGCGCGCCCGCGATCAACGCCCCGGCGACCGTGAGCCCGCACGTCGCGCCCGCGCTGGCGATTCTCACGCAGGGCCTCGCCCAGCAGCAGGCCGGCATGGCCGCCGGGCAGGGGTTTGGGCGGCCGGGTTGACCCGCGCTTGACGCGCGGGTAGTGGCGTGGGGAGAGTTGACCAGTAAACGAATGGCGCTCTTGCGGGTGGAACCCAGGAGCAACAAGCCATGTCTCAGTTCGGTCTGCCGCTCGCCAACACTTACCAGCTCGCCACCGGCCAGACCGTGCCCGCCGGCACGGACCTGCTGGCGTCGACGATGAACGCCATGATCCCCGAGATTCGGCGGCTGTTCTCGCTGCGCCGGTACTCGGTTCTCCAGTCGCTGCTGATCACGCCGTCGGGCAAGATCGAGTACGACGGCGGCGCGTACGGCATCGAGCAGCGCCTCGAGGTCGCCGACAACAACGGTGCCGCGCGCGGCAACCGGCTGTTCGGCACCAGCACCTACGTCCAGGGCGACTACATCAAGGTCTGCATCACCCCCTGGGTGATCGACGAAACCACCTGGCAGTACGACGAGCGGATGATGGCCCGCAACCGGGGCAACCCGCAGCAGATCGTGCGGCTCATGGACACCGAGATGCAGACCAGCCTGCGCGGTCTGCTCAACCGCCTCGAGGCCCAGTTCCTCGGCACGCCCGCGAACGCCAGCGACGACCTGAGCCACACCGGCCTGCTCTGGTGGTGCCGCGGTCTGAACACCGGCGTGTCCTCGCCCGGCGGCGGCTACAACGGCATCTACGCCCCCTACGGCGACGGCACCTACACCCCGCACATCAGCCGCGGCAACACGCAATGCGACGCCAGCGACCCCACGAACACCCGCCTGCGCGGCTGGGCGTTCACCCACGACGGCACCTTCTCGCCGCTGCTGGTCCGCCAGATGCGCTACGCGCTCCAGCAGAGCGAGTGGCAGGCCCCGCTGTTCTTCAACGGCATCCAGGGCGAGCCCGACCGCCAGTGGGCGCAGTTCCGAATCCACTGGGATGACAATTTCAACGCGGCCTACGCGGATGCCGTCAACTCCGGCCCCGACGACCGCAACGGCAACATCAGCCCGTTCTACGGCGATCTGAAGTTCGGGCCCGCCATGACCGTGGCGACGCCCAGCCTCAACAACATCGCCACGCGGCCGATTCTGGGCGTCAACTACGCGCAGACCCGCCTGCGCACGATGGCGGGCGAGTGGCTGGCCAAGTCGCCGGCCATCCGCGACGGCAACCAGCCGACGGTCTGCAAGCAGCTCATCTGGTGCCAGAGCGCGGTCCACTGCGACGACGTGCGCAGCAACTGGATCGGCCACGCCCGCCGTTGATCCCGTCCTGATCGTTCCGGGCACAGGCACCGCGCCGCGGGGCCGAGTGCAGGCAAACACCGAGCCCGCGGCGCAGTTCAGCATCGCCATCAAAGAGAGGTTTCACTATGTCCCGAGTCGATTACAACCGTGCCGGCCTTTTGAGCAACGCCCCCGAGACGCGCCGCGTGTGGTACACCGGCAAGACCGTCGCCACCACCAAGGCCGGCCGCAGCAACATCACCGAAGACGCCACCTCGGTTTCCACCCGCGCCGACTCCGTGGTCCAGGTCGGGTCGGTCCTGTGCCGTGACCCCTACGGCTTCGACCAGGGCATCGGCGTGGACTACACCCGGCCCGCGACGGGCATCCTGCACGAACACAAGGTTGTCGTGGTGGCGCTGGAGCCCTACGCCAGCAACGACCCCGCCACCGACGGCCCCGGGCGGTGGGTGCTGGTGCAGGAAATGTCCGCCGAAATCAACGTTCTCATCAAGGCCAGCGGCATCACCACGCCGACCACGGGCGCGAACGGCTCGCTCCTGGGCGTGGTCGATGGCTCGTTCGCCCTGGTGGACCTGAACTACCCCACCAGCGGCGGAACCACCATCACCGACAACTCGGGCGGCACCGCCACAGCCACCGTGCCCGCCACCGTGGCCCAGACCGTCGTGCAGATCCCCGTGCAGCTCTCGGACTTCGCCAACTCCCAGGCGTGGACGATCAGCCTGCCCTACGCGCACACGGTCATCTCGGCGGGTTTCCGCACGGGCAAGCCGGCGTCGACCATTTCCAAGGCGGCGACGCTCACGCTGTCCACCACGGCCGGCGCGGTGACGGGCGGCGTGATCTCCCTGACCACGGCCAACCAGAACGCCACCGGCACGCTGCTGGCTTCCACCGCCATCTCCGGCGCGAACCTGACCAACGCGGCCGGCGGCAGCATCATCTTCACGGCGTCGTCGGTGACGGCGTTCGTCGAAGGTGACGGCTGGATCGAGGTGGTGGTGCGCAACAACGACCTGGCCAACACCATCGCCTCGCTCATCGCCGCGGCGAACGGGGCCAAGGCGCTCCAGCTCCGGGCGTGCGCCGTCCCGGTCGATCCGACCCTCTCCAGCACCGACCTCTCCGGCAACTCGGCGGCCGCCCGCCGGTGCCGCTTCAACCCCGCCGGCGTCACCAAGACGCTGCCGTAATCCGATTCCACCCGCGAGAACGGGGGCCCAACCACACCGTTGGAGGGCCCCCGGCCTCTTTTCATGCCCGACGCCCTGGCCTATTCCGCCAAGACCTTCGGCGACCTTCTCCTTGAGATGGCCGTCGCGTTCAACCTTGCGCGGCTTGTGACCACCGACGGCGCGGACGCCGGCACGCTGGCCCTGCCCAGCGACGGCACCACCCTGGCCAAGCTCAAGATGAAGCTCAACCAGGGCTACATGAACTTCATCGCCGGGATTGACCCGTCCTCCCAAACTCGGCCCTACACGGCGTGGACATTCCTCACGCGCGAGGTGTCGATCACGCTTGACCCGACCGGAACCGGGCCCCAGAACATCGCCGGCGACTCGGCCCGCTACCGACTGCCCGACGGGATCACCAGCGCGCCCAAACAGCACTGGACGATGGACGGATCGGGCGCGTACGCAAACGCCCGCATCCTCAGCGCGTCGATCGAGGCCGTGCGGGATCAACTCTCCATCACCAAGACCACCGCGGGCTGCCCCGAGCGGGCCGCGTGCCGACCTATTGCCTCGCCGGATCACCCCGATTATGGCAAGGCGTGGGAGGTGATCGTGTCGCCCCGGCCGTCGATCGCGGCCACCATGACCGCGGACTTCCGGGTCCAGGCCCGGCCCATGACGGCGTTGTCCCAGCGGCACGTTGCCGGGCCCGAGCATGACCAGACCATCCTGGCGTTCGGCAAACTCGCCTGGCTGAGCGACGACGACCGCGAGGGCGGCCGCTACCAGCGGGCAATGGCCGAGGCGGTGGCGGCCCGCCAGGCGTCGATTGACCTCGACAAGCGTTCCCGCGGGATGGTGCTGGGCCGCCTTGTCGATCCGAGTGTTCCGGCCGTCGTTGTGGACCGGGGCGTTGTTGCCTCCGGCCAGCGCGGCCAGGTGTCGTATACCGTCGGCGTCCCTGTTACAACCTAACCGGCCCGTGCCGGATTCGGAGATTGACCCATGACCATGCCTGGTTTCCCCGTTCGCGCTGGTGGGCTCGGCGACAACTCGCTTGTCATTGAGCAGTCGATTCGTGCCGCGCAGCCCAACGGCGGCTACCCCGAGGACCACATCATCCCGCTCAGCCAGTGGATGCTGTCGACCGGCGCCACGCCCGGCGTCGCCACCAACGTGGCCCTCTACCGCACGATGGTGGCCACCAACCTGCCCATCCTGCGCTGGGACGCGGCCAACTCCGCCGGCACCAGCGACGTGGCCCGGTTCACCTTCCAGGTGCCCGGCCAGTACGACCCGCGCGTCGACCAGCTCTACTTCATTGCCCCGTTCCGCAAGTTCGACACCACCGGCTCGGCCGCCGAACAGGCCACGCTCGGCCTCCAGATGCAGGTTCGCCAGCTCTGGCCCGGCAGCGCCGATCCGGCCATCGCCGCCAACGTCGTCCCCGACCCGGCCGCGTCGCCCGCCACCCTGGTGGCCAGCGGAGAAACCGCGCTGTCGTCGTTCGACGCCGCCATCGCCCGGCTGCTGCCCGCCAAGACCACGGCCCTGGCCTTCACGATGCTCCAGTTCGATTTGGGCGGCGACAAGCGGACCACCGGCGGCCGGTCCACCCTGACCGATGCCCTGTCCGTGAAGCCGCTGGAAATCCTCTCGCTGGAAATCGGCCCCAACGCGACGGTCGGCACCGCCCTGACCATCGACATGGCCGCCGGCGGGCTGATCCGCTGGGTGCGCAACTCGTCGCTGGCCCACCGCGCCCGGCGCGAGTCGCTGGACGCCGGCGCGCTCATGGGCCCGGCGTCGCCCACCGTGTCCCGCTTCATCGAGTAATCACCCAACCCCACGCCACACGACGGCGCGGTGCGGCCCCTTGGTCGGCTTCGGCTGACCAAGGGGTCTTGTTTTTGATCGGGGCACCCGGTAGCATCGGGTGCCACAGTTCCCCAAACTACCCCAAATCAAGACCAAATCAATCCGCGATTTGGCCACACACCAGGAGCAAGCCATGCCCGATGAGAGCAGCCAGCCCGACCCCACGCCGCAGCCCACGCTCGCCGATTTGGCGGCCCAAATCAGCGCCATCGCCAACGGCCTGGCCGCCGCCGTCGCCCGCGTGGACGGCATCGCCGCCACCATCGAATCCGAAAACGGTCTTTCGGCCGCCCTGTCGGGCGTGTCGGGCAGCCTCAGCGCGCTCACCGCCCGCGTGGCCGAAACCGAGTCGTCCGTCGCCGGCATCGCGGCCGCCATGAGCCTCACCAGCGTCAACAACCAGGGCGTCGGCTACGCCGAGCGCATCGCGGCGATCGAGAGCTACCTGGCTGTGCTGTCGCCCGGGTTCCGCCCCGGCCAAGCCTACAAGCCCACCATCTACCCCGCCGATCAGGCCCTTGACGCCTAAACACGCCTTCAGAGGACCGTGCCGGGCCCGGTAAGCCGAATCCCAACGGCTTATCGGGCCCCACGTTTTTTTGTCAACTCAGGGCGCTCAAGGTTGCACACGCCGGTGCCGATAGGTTATGGTGTGTGCATGAGCGAGCGACTGACGCAGTTCGTTCAGACCCGTGTTCCGCCCGAAGATCGGGGTGAAGCGTGGTTGTCCCTGCGTCGCGCCGATGCCGCGTTCGATCCGGGCAAACACCCCTGCTATGAGGGGTTTGTCGGCATGTGCTGGAAGCGCAAGCGCATCGACCGGGCCCGGTGCAACAAGAACCGCAACGCCGCGCTTCAGCTCGACGAGAAGGCCGCCAACCTCGAAGCCAAGCCCGAAGTTGAGCGGGCGTGCGATGAGGCTTTTGCTGTGCTGCAAGCCGAGGCAAGCAGGTCCGACCTGTCGCTGCTGATGCTGGCCGCGCGGTTCACCTACAGCGAGATGGCCGCCGCGCTCAGCATGCCCATCGGCACCGTCAAATCCAGCGTGTTCAACGCCCGCCGTCGGTGCGCCGAGTTGCTTGAGCGTCGCCATGTGACCCCATCCAGTTCAAGGAGAACCGCGTGACCACGACCATCCCCGGCCCGTTCGGTCCCGAGCCCGCCCCCGCCCCCGCGTTCAACGCCCGGGCGGCGAGCTACAACAAGCGGTGCCGCGTGTGCCGCTCGCGCCGCCGCGGTGCCGGCGCCGCCTCGCTGGCCGTCGCGGTGGTGGCGTCGCTGTTCCTCGCCGGCATCTTCGACTGGGCGATGTGGCCCTGGAACTGGCCGACCCGTCCGCCCATCCAGAAAGGCGAGCGCATCGTGGCCGCCGCCGTGGGCTGATTGGCCCCGCCGGTTCGGTGGCCGGTATGATCGGCCATGCCCGAGATTCAACTGCCAACCCAGGGCGTCGCAGATCAGACCGAACTGCGCAAGACGCCGCCGGGCACCTGCCCGCCGGGAACGCAGACAAACATGCTCGCCCGCAAGGCGCAGACCGGGCGCAAGCAGATCACCAAGCGACCCGCGCTCCGCAAGGCGTTTGAGCAGCGGTTCGGCAACGGCCCGGTCCAGGGGCTCGGCACCATCGCACGGGCATCGGCCGTCACGTCGCTGGCCATTGGCGACAGCAGCCCCATCTCGCCCGTTAACGGCGTGGTCCGCCGCAGCGTGCGCGTCGACGCCAACGCCTGGCTCATTCCCCTGCACGGCACCGACTCGCGCGGCCTGCGCGATTGCGTCAAGGTCTACGGGTCCGCCGGGGCGGCCAAGGTGCAGACGGGCGGCGCCGCGGCGGCCATCACCATCGCCGGCGTGTCGAACTTCACCACTTCGCCCACGCCATGGGCGGTGGTCTTCAACCCCGCGGGCACCATCATGGCGGTGCTGGTGAACTACACCGACACGACCGCCAAGACCCTGATCGTGTTTGTGGACCCGGCCACCGGGGCGTTCATCTGCGCCAAGAACCTGGCCGGGGCCGACGTGGCCGCGTCCGCCGTGTGCTGGACCGATCGGGCCCTGTGGATTGCCAAGGGTGCCACCCTGCACTACGTCGTCACCGCCGGGGGCGTGGAGTCGCCAGCAAGCCTGACCGTGCGCCAGGCATCCGGCTCGGTGTCCGGTGCCATGACGGCCGCGGCGTCCATCGTCGGCATGGCCACCTACGCGGACACAACCGGGCAGGCGTTCATCTACGCCGCGTTCAGCGGCACGACCGGCACCGGCTTCGTCAACAACCCCGCCGGCACGATCACCGCCGGCGGATATGCCAAGTCGGTGCGGTCGGGCGTCTATCGGCTGCGCGAGGTGTCGCAGGCCGATGGGTCGATGGACTTCGGCATTGAGGACTTTGGGCGCACGCCGTCCACCGCCGACCCATACGTTGAAACCAGCGGCGGCGTGCCCGTGCTGCACAGGTCGGTTCGGTTCAGCCAGGTGCTGGCCCGCCAGCCCCGCGGAGCGGTGCCCACTGCCATCGCATGCAACGCCGCGGGCGACTGGGCTGTGTCGTTCTCCAACCAGGGCTACGGGCCCACGTCGGCCTACAAGCCCGATGGGTCTAAGGCTTACACGTCGGTCGCCAAGTTCACCGCAACGGGCGAGCTGGTCTGGGAGGCCGACGCAAACACCAACATCGGCGGCGAGGCCGGCGGCAAGCTGGCGGGCGTCGTTGACACGTTCCCGACCGACCTGCCCAACGAGGACGGGGGGAACGCCGGCACCACCAGCAAGAACGGGCCGGCCGTGCGCAAGTTGGCGATGGACCTGTCGGGCAACGTCTACACCGCCGAGCGGATCAACAACGGCCCCGCCGTCGCGCGGAGCTTTGCGGCCGGCTCTGGCAACCTTCGATGGGCCGTGAACCTGTGCGATTCGGCCCAGGTGGCCGGGGCGGCCGGTTATTCGGCCACGGGCGTGGCGTTCGCCGATGGGTCGGTCTTTGTCACCGCCACCCGCAGCAACGCCTGGACGACGCCCACGCCGCCCTACGCGGTGCTGTGGCGGCTGTCGCCGATCGACGGCTCGCTCGAGTGGAGCTATGACCTGACCCAGCAGGCCCCGGGCGTGGCGCCCGACAACAGCCCCAGCCCGGTGTGCATGAGCGCGTCGGGATCGGTTCTGGGCTTTGGGTCGGCTATCTTCACCGACGCATGACCACGGAGCGGATCGCATGCCCAGCAGCGCATATCTAGCCAACAAGGTTCTCGATCACCTGCTCGGCAAGACCACCTACACCGCGCCCGCGACGGTCTACCTGGCCCTGTTCACCACCATGCCCGACGATTCCGACGCCAACGGCGTTGAGGTGTCGGCCAGCGGCTACGCCCGGGTGGCCGTCACCAACAACACGACCAACTTCCCGTCGGCATCGGCCCGCAACAAGAAAATGGCCGTGCAGTTCGCGTTCCCGGCCTTTGCCCAAGCTGGCATCGTGGGCTTCGGGCTGTACGACGCCAGCACGTCGGGCAACCTGCTGTTCTCTGAGCGGCTGAACAACACCATCGACATCAGCGCGGCCGTTGCCGCGCGGTTCGCCGCCAACGCGCTTCAGTTCACGCTCCGATAAGCCGCGCGGGCATCGCGCCGCATAGGGTGAAGCATGGCCATCACCAGTCAATCCGCCCTTCTCGCCGCCCTGCCCGGTCAGCGGCCGACGTTCCTCAAGATCCCGGGCTCCAGCACGCTCTGGCCCAACAACTGGATCAGTCTGTGGAAGGCCCAGGGCAACCCCATCGCGGGCGCGGCACCCGGGTCCACCAACGGCGTGGTCCCCACGGCGGCCACCGCCGGCGCGCTCCCGTTCACCAACGCGGGCGGCAGCAACAAAATCTACCTCGGCCGCGCCATGGTCAACATGCCGACCGCGGGCATGCTGGTGATCTACGACCGGCTGTTGGCCTCATCCGGCTTCGGCGGCACCGGCGGAGCGATCAGCCCGGCCTCGCCCGCCACGGTCAACCGCACCGGCCCCGACGACGGCGGCGCGTTCAAGAACGAGCTTTGGCTGGAGAGCTACACCACCACGGCCGTCGCGCAGACCGTGACCGTGACGTACACCGACCAGAACGACAACACGGGCAACGTCAGCGGCACCGTGACGCTGCCCATTATCCCCAACGTCATGGTCCCGGTCCCCCTGGCCGCCGGCGACACGGGTGTGAAGTCGATCCAGACTGTCACGCTGGGCGGTGCGACGTTCGGCGACTTTGGCCTGACAATCCTTCGCCGCCTGGCCGAGATCCCAATTCCGGTCGGCGGCGTCGGCGTGGTGCAGGACGCGCTGATGACCGGGTTTGCCTCGATCCCCGCCAACGCCTGCCTGGCCATGATGCTCCAGCCGCTTGTGGCCTCCCCGGGAACCCTTGTCGGCTCGATCAATCTGCCGGAGGGCTGAACCATGCCGCGCCCGGCCACCAGCGGACGCCGGCCGCACCGCCGGCTGTGGGTGTCCATGCTGCTGTTGTGCAACAAATGCGCGTCCAAGTGGCCCGCCATTTGGGGCCCGGTCAGCCAGGAAGAGGCCCACGACGTGCGCGAAATGGAGTTTGAGTGCCCCCACTGCGGCGGGTGTGAGGCCCGCGTCTGTCCGCGCGACAGCGTTGGTCCATAGTCTTGGGGCATGGCCGACGGACCAAACATCTGGCCCGCGTCTTCGAGCAGATACGCCGGCGCCGACCGCTTCTCCAACTTCGCGGAAATCGCCCGCGATTGGTTCTTCGGCGTCGAAACCGTTGAGCTGGCCGCCAGCGTCGCCTGCGCGTTCACGCTCAGCGCGTCGCTGTCGAGTTCGGCGTGGTCGTATGGTGCCGATGGCTGGACGCTCAACAGCGGCTCAAGCGATCGGTACGTTGTCGCCTGCACCCCGCCGGAAACCGGCGATTACGCCGTGCGGCTGTCCCTGACCGACCCCGATTCCCAGGTCCGGGCGTTCCTGCGCGGCAGCGAGGACGGCCGGGATTGCTACGAGGGCGGCGTCTACAAGGTCGCCGGCGTCTACTACGCCCAGATCAGGCTTTGCACCGATGGTGTGGTGGCCGGGTCCGCCGTCACCAACGGCGCGTCGGATACGCCCACGTCGGCGGCGTGCGAGTCGGACGTGTCCGCCCTGGTCAGCGCCGGCGCCGCCTACTCCATCGACTTCCGCACCGCGCTCGGCTACCTCGAGCTGCGGATCAACAACGAAACCGTCGCGCGGCTCAAGCACACCCCGCTGCCCGACGGCGATCACGCGGCGGGGCATTGGGCGTGCGGCTTCGTGGCGGAAACCAGCGGGGCCCGCGTGCTGTCGGCCGACATCGCCTCACTGACCGGCGTGTCAAGCAACGCCGAGGACATCCTGGTCGTGGCCTGCGCCGGCGACGTGTGGGCAACCCGCGACGGCGTGCCCCAGCGGGTTCAGACTGGCACGTTCCCCGCAACCGGCCGGGTGCAGATGGAGGCCGCCAACGCGGCCATGCTCATGCTGGGCCCGTTGGTGAGCGGCATCGCCAAGGCCAGGGTCTACGACCCCATCGCCCAGACCGTGACGCTGTGGGCTCCCACCGCCGGCACGCTGCCCGGGCAGACCGTCCCGGGCACGACCACCGCGCAGGTGCTGGGCACGCACGGCGCCCGCATCGCCCTGGGCCGCTGGTATGGCGACGAGCAGAACATCGGGTTCAGCGCGCCCGATGACGGGGTGAGCGGCGGGTATCTCAACTGGGACTACGCCAGCGAGCTTCAGGGCGCCGCGTTCACGCTGGCCTCGACCAGACCCCTCAAACTGGGCCAACCCGTGTCGGCGCTCCAGGCGATCGGCAGTTCCTACCTGATTGTGGGGTGTGACCATGCCGTTGAGCGGATCGACGGCGAGCCCGCGCTGGGCCAGTTCGACACCGGGATCGTCAGCAACAACGAGGGCATCAGCGGCGATCAGGCCATCGTTCTGGCAACGCCCACGACCGTGGTTGCCCACACCGCGTCGGGGCTTGTGCCCCTGTCGCCCGGCGCCGGGCCCGGGGCCGCGATCAACGCCGGCGTGCTGGTGACGGGCATCCAGTTCAACGACCAGGCACTTTCGGCGCTGAGCGTGATCCTGGCGAGAGATCCCACGCGGTCGCTGCTGCACGTCTTCAAGACCCCGCGCGACTACACCGCCGGCTCTCACCTGATTTACGACGAGAACATCGGCGGCTATCAGCCCGGCCGTCCCGCGTTCTTTGAGCAGTCCTACCCCGCCTCCATCCAACCCACATGCGCCAAGCTCTGGAAGGGCCGTCTGCTGGTCGGCTGCGTCGATGGCTACGTCCGAGAGTTCGTCGACGACGTGTACGACGATGAGGGCACCAACGGCGAACCGCTGCCCATCGTGGCCGAGTCCGCCGGCCAGCTCATCACTTCGGGGTCTTTGACCCAGGACGCCGAGGTGGCCTACCTGGCTGTGCAGATGACGCCCGAAAGTGCGCCGGTCGACGTGCTGGTCTATGGGGCACGCACGGCCGCCAAGCTCTACGACCAGGCCGCCCGCGTGCTGCTGATGCGCAAGACCGTGGACGCCAACGCGCACGAGCCCATCCCGCTGGGCGTTCGCGCGCCGGCGCTGATGATCGTGCTGCGGAACGATCGGGCTGGCGAGCAGATTGTGATTGAGGGCCTTGAGGCCGAGGTCTACATCCCTGGCATGCCGACAAGCAGGTGATCCATGCCCCCGCGTGTCGTCAAATCCACGGTGACGGAAACCGGGCAGGAGCTGGCGCGATCGGTTCGGACCATCGCCGGCTTTGTCGATGACCCACTGGGCTACGTCCGCGTCCGGTGGGGAGCGTTCTCGGCCGATTCCCGCGTGCTGACCATGCAGGTGGTCGACCGCGTGAACGCCGACTACCCGCCCAGGCTGTTCAAGGGCTATGGCCGGCCGTCGGATCGACCCGACCGCGACGGGCGATGGGTGATCGCGTGGTATCTTGCCGCGACGGAGTTTGGGACGCCGATCAACAGCGCTGTGAGCGCGTACACGGCGGGCAAGGAGCTGTCCAACTCATCGGGGTTCTACCTGAGCGAAACCGATGCGTCTGGGTCGGTGTCGCTGACCGTCACGAAGGTCGGCGGCAACGTGTGGATCATGGCCGGGCTCGGGCCGACACTGCTGCGCTCCCGGGGGATTGACTGGACCAAGGCGCCGGCCGATCCCGTGGCGGGCGAGTCGGGCGCGGGCGGGTCGGGCTCGGGCGATATTATCGTGGCGGCCAACTGATGAACCATGCGATTGATCGTCAGCAACCCGTGCCAGGAGTGCGTGTCGGACGGCGAAACCGTGGCCGTGGCCGTGGTCGTTGTCGGCCCGCCAACCGGGCCCCGCACGGTGCGTTGGGTGCTGTCGGGCAAGCCCCTGGACAGCCGATTTCTGTCGGAGTTTCTGGCCCGCGTGCTGCGTGCCCCGGCCGACAATCCGTGGGTCGAGGTTGAGCCCATCAACTTCGACACCGAGGCGGCCATCAACGCCGCCCTGGCGAAGTCGTCGCGCGGGAAGGTCGGGCCGTAGCGTTTGCCATGAGCATGTTGAT